GTCAGAGGTGAATAGAGACAGCAGAAAGGACAGGGGTAATATTTGAGTATTTATGATTTAATGGATAGAATGGGTGGGGGTAGAGATATTATTGCCCCTAACCCTTCTGATGATGAACAGCAGGGGTTTTTAAGTTCGTTCGGTAATAGCTTAGCCGGAGGTTTTGGTTCTGCATTAAGTGGTGTTGGTAGATGGGCGGAACAAGCCGGTATTGAAGGTGCTGAAGAAACTAAGAGATACTACGAACAAGCCGGAGCAACCTATAACGACAACTTCAATCTCCTTCAATCTCTTGGCGAAGCAATGCATGATAGCGGACAATACTTAGCCGATAACTTTAAGGTAAATAACAAGGTTTCTATGCAGGACGTTGGACTGTTGAATTATATCGCTTCTCCCGGCGGTGCCGTTTCTGATGTTGGTGGATTAATCGGTTCGGCTATACCCTTGGCAACAGCAGCCGTTGTAACAAAAAACCCACTTGTACTCGCAGGTCTTGGTGCCGCTTGGGACTCTACGAGTGAGGCAGGGAATACCTATGACGAAGCTATTGCAAGAGGTTTATCGTCAGAAGAAGCAAGCAGGGCTATGCACCAAGACTTTAATGATAATATAGCTTTATCGGCAGCACAAAACGCATTAACCGTAGGCATGGCAGGCAGAGCCATTAAAGGTGTTAGCGGAGTGTTCGGTAAGGTTGGTGTAGAGGCGGCAGAAGATGTAGCTGAAAGTGCAGGCAAAGGTTTGTTGGGTTCTCTTGCAGAAGCAGGTGGAAAGGTAGCTTCCTTTGGTGAAGGTAATTTTGCCGGCAGACTAGCTAAAGGCTTAGGAGGTTCTACGGCAGAAGCCTACACAGAAGGATTACAGCAAGAATTTCAAGACTCTGCTATTGAAGATAGAGATATTGATTTTGCTCCTACTGCATTTTCTAAGGAAGGTATTGACCAAGGTATTGGTGCCTTTGTGGGTACGTTACCGATGGCTCTTCTCGGTTCTATTGGAGGACGTAGAGGTCATAGAGGTACCACAAACGTGGAAGAAGCAATTAATAATGCTCCTGAAACGGTGGAAGCAATGCCCGAAAGCACTGTTGAAGCAACTCCTAACACCGCAGAAAATATTCCTAACGTAAAACCTGAACCCAACCTTATAGAAGATGAAGTTAATCTCGACGATGGTGTGACGATTAATACCCCTCTTGACAATCTTGATGGCACGGAAGCTGTTACCCCACAAGAAACCCCACAAGAAACTAGTTATATCCATAATACAGCCCCTCTTGATGGGGATGCTATGTCAAATGTAGATTTTCGTGTTGATAACCCGTCTGAAATGGACGTAGCAGAACGTAAACATTATTCTGATGTTGACAATTTCCCTCAACGTCAAGGGTGGACTAACGAAATTCTGTCTAACGCTAAAGATGTTCTTGGCTATGACCCAATGGAATTTGAAAGCAAAATGACAAAAGACCAAACAAAGGATTTAGCTAGAGCTATTGTTCAGAATGATGATATTCCCATTAACAGTGAACGGGTAGCTTACGATATAGCTAAAACAATCGCTAATCGTGTGGACGATAATATTAAACGAAAACAAGCTACTGATATTTACAACAAAGCACAAGAAATAGGGTATGAATTATCAGATGAAGATACAAAACACCTCACTGACGCTTTCCCTGATAGAAATCATGTTAGAGATATTGGCAAGAGTGTAAACGAGTTTGCTAAGGGTGTAGAAAAGGAAAATAAACAAAAAATCTCAGACCAACTTGACAGCGTAATAAAAGACATAGAAGATAATGGCGTGGATAGTCAGTTCTATAAAGCTACAAGCGATAACGAAGAGGTTGTCAATGCCCTCAAAGAAAAAGGTATTGATATTTCCAATCCCAAGGTTTTCTCAGTTATTAACAAGGCTAGTGAATTGGTACAGCGGAAGGTACGCAAGAATAATATAGATTTTGTAAAAACAGCTAAAGAAAGTATCAAGAAAGATAAAGAGAATAGTCCTTACTATATGACTGGCGAAACACTTGACACTATGAATGACCAAGAGATAGCTAAGGGAGTAAAAGAAACATTAGACCCTAGTTCTATCAGAAAAATTTACAATTACTCCCGTTTTCATGATAATTCAAGCAAATCTCCGATGGGAAGAGATTTAAAAACAGTAAGAGAGTTTAATAGAAGTAGTGATAACATGGGGGTTCATATTGACGAAAAACTGGTAAACTCTAAGATTGACCCCAAGGAGCGTGCGGCAATTATTAAAACTGCCGTTGACGAAAATAATAAACGTATCAATGTTGCCGAAAACGAGAATGATAAATATGGAATAAAAGTAAAAAGAAGAACTATAAAAGAAAACTACGCCCAAGATAAACTGTTTGCAGAAGGTATTGCTAAATATATAAATGATAAAAAACTGTCTGCTAAAGTAAAAGCTAATGTTAGAGAAATGCTTAAAGGGTTGGAAGATTATAAGCCTTCAAACCTTGATAAGATTGTGGAACAGTTCCCCGAAGGCATAAGAGATAAGGTTAAAAAGGGTATTGTAAAATATGCTAATAAGCGATTAGACACCTTTGCAGACGCAAAAACTCATGTGGAAGATATAGAGCGTTCTATCAATACTCCGGAAGAACCCGTTAAGAAAACAGCTAAGACACCTAAACGCAAGGCAGAACCAGTAACAAAGGAAAAGTCAGAAAAAGACAATCTTAGTAAAAACGATAGGCTCTACAAGGGCGATGAAAAGTTCTTATCTTACGAACACGATACGGAAGATGGCAAACCTAGAATTACAATAGGTGAGGGTGGAGGATTACAATCAAACAGAATTAAAGTAAAGATAGGTAAACTAGAAGGAATTAATAAAGAATCTAGTCAGAGCGAAATAGCAGACAGGGTAGATGATTATTTATTTGATAACGGGTTAGATAAATATACTGTAGACGATATGAGAACAAACCCCGTAAAAGTAAACGACGATGGTACTGTTTCCGCTAATTTGAGGTTGGCGTTTTATGAAGATGACCCTAATAAAGATAATTTTATATTAGGGAAAGACTCAAAGGAAAAAGAAGAAGGAGAACAAGAAATTAAAACCCTTCATCTTTCTAAAGAATTATTGCCACACCTTGACAAGTCCGTTATCGACTACATTAAGAAGAACAATATCCAAGTAAAAACAGAAGGAGGAAAAGCTGTAAATGGGGAACTGGAAAAGAACAGACAGGGAAAGGGAATCAGTGATAGTGCTAGAGCGAGTGTCGAAGCTAAACCAAAGAAAGAAACTAAAGCTGAAACACGAACTGAACAAAAGAAGCCTGATAACGTGGAGAGCAATGGTACAAAAGAATCTAGTGCCGTAGGAAAGGAGAAACCGAATGATAAACAAAAACAGACCGTGGATATGGGAAACACCAACACCCAAGTCAGTGGAAAACCTAAAGCCAAAGCCGATGACGGAGGAAGAGGAAAACGAGTTTCAAAAGACGATGGAGAAGTTCGTCAAAGAAACTCCGCAGACGTAGTACCTACAGTAGGCAAAAAGAAATTAAAAGGCTATGAATCCTTGTATTCTATTCCTATAACCGGCAATAAGGAGTTTGCTTCTAAAGAAACGTATGTAAAACAATTCTCCGGATTTACAGATAAAGCTGCTAAAAAGGTTGGGGATTTCTTTAACGGATTAGGAACTTCAATCAAGCAAGGAGAACAAAAAGAAGAAGGTAAGGTAGCCAGTGTAAACGCTAGAACCGGTGCCATTACCCTCTTTGAAAATCCTGATAGTATTAACTATGCTGTAAACCATGAAATGGTACACCAAGCCTTGGGGATTGTGAATGGAAACTTCAAGAGTTTGCTGTCCGATGGGGAACTGAAATCCACCTTCACTACACCGCAGAAGAGAAAATTCTTAGATATTCTAACAAAGAATAATGAAGTAGCTATTACCAAAGAGTTCTTGAATAATATGCCCGAAGAAGAAAAGAATATCGTGAATGACGCCATGAAAGAATTAGTGGAAGTGAAAGAAGATAAATCCTCGTTAGGTGACGGAATGAAGTATCTCCTGTACGCAGATGGGGAACATGCACAAAACGCAAGAATTACTTTTGCAAATATGATGGATATTGCTATGCAAAATAAGCAAGCTGGTATTATAAATAATTTCTTTGATAATCAAACGTTGGTACACGAATTGGCAGCTAATATTCTTCATAACAACATGGTGAATAACCAGTTGAAGTGGGCGAAAGTCATGAAAGAAAACGGACTTCTCAAAGATGACTCCATCATGGAAAAAGGTATTACTCCTAACGAAATGGAAGCAAGAATAAAAGACTCCGCTATACCTAACTCCAAGAAATTGGAACTCATTAGAGATATGTATGCAGATTACGACAAGTCATCTAGTATCTTAACTGACTTAGTGGATTGGGCGAAGAAAAGTAAGGACTACAAGTTTGTCAAAGATAAATGGGAGTTTATTAAAAATACTAAAGCCGTCTACGATGACGAAGGTCGCTCCATCTTAGACCATGACTTCTTGATGGAACAGATAAAGAAAGTAAACCCTGAAACTCCTGAAACAACGGCACGGAATCATATCTTTGATATGGGACAAGAATATCTTAATGAACTACAGTCAAATAAAAATAAACTTACTGTTCTTGGTAAAATGCTACGTGACCCCATGACCATCTTTGAAAAATATATTCCCTCCGCTAAAAGGATTTACGACTTAGCAAACGACGCACAGCTTATGAGAACGAGAAAGTTAAAAGAATTTTCAGAAAAGTTTGTGAGTGTTTGGGAAGATTTGAAAAAGAACCAAACCAAGGCTCTTGAAGACGCTATCTTGTACGCTAACGACGTTCATCAAGACCCTATCGAACTTGTAAAGTTCTCACCGGATTTATTCGGTGCCTTAAAGCATGATAGCTACAGAGAACACTTTGATGACTTCTACGACGCACAGGCTAAGCAACACGAAATTAAAGAACAATTTGAACACACTAAAATAATTGGTAATGATAATACCGGTTATGACGTGCTTGGTTTGTCTGATGGCAGTAAACTTTTCAAAACAGAAGAATCTGCCCAGAAGTATGTAAATGACCATATGGGAGAAGCGTTAAAAGAAGTGTTTGATATTACAGGACATAACGATTTAAGTGAAGCAGACAAGAACCTCTTAATTGATAGATATAAAAAGCACCGTGAAGCTATGAATAACGCATTTGAACAAATGGTAGAAACGAAACTCAAAGTTGAAGGTAAAAACGCTCTTGTGCCTACGAAGAAGTCCGGATACTTGCCCCACATTCACTTACCCTATACTATCTTTGAAAAGACACAGAACGGAAAATGGGAAAAGACAGTCTCCTTTAGAACTCAAAGTGAAGCTAGAGCGTACACAAAGAAGTTAGCAAAAGAAGGTAAGCAGGCTATCTACTATGAATTGTCACGCTTTAGTCAAATGGTCAACTTTGAAGGGTCTGCACGTGGTGATATTCTTTCCTTGCAGCAGTTGAAAGAATTAGAAGAAACTGGCGTATTAAGTGAAATGCTTGATAGTTCTAAGTATTCCACAGCCCTTTCTAACATGATTGCTCCGGTTTTTGAGGGTGGTCGTGCCACAGGTCAGTCTATCCTTAAAAGGATTAGCAAGATAGAAAAAGCTAGAGCCTTTGGGGATACAGAGGAAGCAAACGCTTTGCGTGTAGCACAACGGCAAATCAAACTTACAAAAATAAAAAGATTATTAGCTAATAAAAAGAAAGAAATGCTTACAGAAAGCGAGTTTAATGAACTTTTATCCCGTGCTACAGGTCGCTCCAAGTTCAATCCTCACTTCTTGTCACAGACGGACGCTAAAGGTTATTCCCGTAATGTTCGTAATGTTACTATGAGATATTTTGGTGACGCAGCTAATTACATTGCCAAAGCTAAACTTAAATATGATGGTACTCGTGTATACGCAGAAACGTTCGGTAAGGATTTTGCAGAACCGGCAGTTACGCAGGAAGAAAAATTTGTAAAGAACTACTTGTCAGCTAACCTAAATAAACAATCTATTACCGATTTTGACAACTTTATGAACGAGGCTGTTAGTTCTATTCCTAAACTAGGACCCATGATTAAGAGATACTATTCCGACCACCCGTATACAGACGCACTAGGACAAAGTATAGCTTTCAACAACGTTATGAAGCTGGGCATAGGAAACGTATCGTCATTAGTGGTACAGCTGTCGCAGTTACTTAACGCTAACGCTAAATTAGCAAAAGGGGCAAACCTCGTTTCCGGAAATTTGGTTAGAGCGGCAAGAATCCTTAACAGTGGTGAAGCTAAGAAGTACAACGACTTGTTCCATTACTTAGGTATTGGTGAAGAAAACTTTGCTCTTGATAGAGAATTGACAGGTGACCCCTTAGGGTACATGAATAAGAAATTGATTGGCAAAGAATCTGTATCCAGTCTTGCAAATAAATCCATGTACTTCTTTGAAAAGGGTGATACGATAGCAAGAAAAATTTCCGCTATTGCTGCCTACGAAGAATCTGCAAAAGAATGGAATAAACTTTCGGCACAGCAAAAAGAGTTTAATAAAGAAAAACAATGGAGATATAAATGGGTTCGTGACTTTGTTATTAAAACAAACTTTGACTATGGCGTTGCCAACACTCCGCTCGGTATTACAAACTTAGGGGTAACTGGTAAGGCACTCTTGCAGTTTAAGAAATTCCCATTGTTCACCTTGAACTTCATGCTTAATAACACGAAGGCGGAAAATGTTCGTTTCCTAACTTCTCTTGCCTTGGTAGCAGGGTTAGGCGGTATGCCTTGGGAAGGGTTGCTTGACGGTGCAAGTGAACTCATGACAGGAGAATCCATTAGCGACGTAGTAAAACGAGATATGATTAACTGGGCAGGAGGAAACCCCACTAAGAAAGCTATGGTGAACGTAGCTTTGTATGGTGCTTTCGCCCATGCTACAGGTATTAACTTACAAGGTCGTATTGGGTTACAGGACGTGTTCTCTATCGACGGTGGCCCTACTTATGGACTTATCAAGGGAGCATACCAATCTCTTGCTTCGCAAGACCCCAAACCTCTTATCAATGCTATTTCCTCTAAGCCTAGACAGATAGAACAGGCGATTGAGGGAGAGTATAAAACGGCAAGTGGCAAGACGTTGGACAAGTATTCAGATTATGACCGTGTACTTAAAATCTTAGGCTTTAAACCGATTGGGGAAAACAACGCTCGTGACGCACAACAAGTTGAAGTGTATGCTAAGAAGCAATACTCTGAGGCACTAAAAGAAGCAAAAGAAGCGTATAAAAATCACCCAACTCCGGATAACTTTAACGCCTTGCGAGTATACGGAATGAAACCAAAAGAAATTCGTTATCTCTTGAAGAATAAAAATAAGCCTAAGAAAGAACGTATGGGTACAGACGATTACTCAAATATGAAAAATGCTGCTAGAGAATTTTCTTCGGAGGACGATGATGAATAACTTGCGAAAGGAGGTGAGAAGTAGTGCATAATTACACGTTGGGAGACCTTTTGACCATCTTAGGGATTGTAGGTATCCTTGCTACGTGGTTTCATCAAGTGGCACTTAAACCTATTAAACAACTATTATTTGCACTGAAAGAAGACATTGTAGAGTTGGCAGCAGAAGTTCGTTCCTCGAAAGAGGATAGAAGAAGTTTTGACACAAGAATTTCTAGGTTAGAAGAATCAGTTTCTTCAATCAAAGACCAACTCAAAGATTTGAAACTGGAGGTTTTCGGGCGTGAAAAGTAGGATTTTAAACGTGTTACGCAACGCCTTTAGTAGCGTTAGGAGCGTCCGTGTAAAACCTACGGGGATTGTAATGATGAGGGGATTAGTATGCTTAATGCTAATCCCTCTTCTCATTGTTATCATTACTTATATCTTAACGTTCGTTCAAGGGTACGTAGATGAAGCTAAAAATGGGATTATAAAAGTTGGGGAAAGTATTATAGACCACACTTATGTTGTACCGGTGCTTACCGTTCTCGTCGGCTTATCAGGATTAACCCTTGATAGAGATGGAGATGGGATACCGGATAAATTGGAAGAAAACCAATCTTTTAATCCGTTAAAGGACGAAAGGAGTAAAAATGAAGGAAATAAGCCTTAGTGATTTGAACGACTATTGCAGTCGTGCCGTCGGACAAATAAACAATGTATACTTACACTGGACAGCCGGTCGCTACAATCAAAAGTTTGATGATTACCACATTAACATTGACGGTGATGGTAAGATTTACATTGACGGAGAATTGACAGACCGAAAAAATCATACGTACATGCGTAACAGCTTTTCCGTAGGAGTTTCCTTGGATTGTGCTTATAACGCACAATGGATTTATAACTTAGGGGAGTATCCACCTACAGACGCACAGATTGAAACATTGGCACAGGTTATCGCTGTTCTTTGCGTAGACTTAGGTTTACCATGCGATATTTCCAATGTACTTACCCATGCGGAAGCGGCAGATAACATGGACGGTTGGTATGCTTGTGAACCTTACGGTCCTAATAACGGTTGTGAACGTTGGGATTTGTGGGTATTGCATGAAAACGACGAAGCCGGAAGCGGTGGAGATATTCTCAGAGAAAAAGCTAAAGAGTACGCCCAATCTTGGGGCAGTAAAATATAGGAGTAGCCATGTATGAAAAACTTAAAAACAATTATCAGGTCGTTATCGCTTGCGTTCTTATTGTTATTATCCTCGCCGTGGGTGTTTGCTACCTCTACGACAGAAACGCCACAGCAGACGGTAGTAATGCAATTAGAACAGTACAACAGATTAAAGATGATAATCAGTCGGCAAGAGATGACATTGACACAGCTAGAGTCGAAATTAGACATTCTAACGAAGAACTCGACAGAGCAATCTCAGGAGTTGATAACGCTTTACAATCAACTTCAAGAATCCAAGAGTCGGTTAGAGATAACGAAAGAGAAATTGGACAAAGCCGAACTATCATTACAGAAAGCAGACGAAACCTTGCAGAGGCAGAGTCAATCTTTAGAGATATTGACGCAGCAAATCAAATCCATTCAACACAAAACGGCGGTAATTAAACGACAAAGAGATACTTACGCCTTGCTATTAAGCGGTTTGTTCGGTTATTTAGTGGTAGATAAGGTCAAATAAAACAGGGTTTTTTTATTTTGAAATATCCTCTAGGTTAAATTATACCTAGAACGTTCCAAACGTTGAAAAACTCAACTGAGAGTGCCTTTAAATGAAATTTAGGGGTATTCCTGTAACAATACCTCCGTGAAAACGGAGGTATTTTTTTATTGCTTGACTTTTTATGAATTAAGTGCTAAAATGAATACAAAATGAAAAGGAGGAATAATATGAAGTTTACATGTAATCTACATGCACATTCTGATTACAGCCTACATGACGGTTTTGCTAAAATTCCCGATATGGTATTTAGAGCCAAGGAATTAGATTGGGAAGCGGTAGCACTTACTGACCACGGAACTGTAACCGGTCTTATTGATTTTTACCAAGAGTGTAAGAAAGAAGAGATTAAACCTATTCTCGGTTGCGAGTTTTATTTATGCGAGGACTCTTCTGTAAAAGGTGGTGGATACTATCATCTAATCTTATTGGCTAAGGACGTTGTAGGGTTTAGAAACCTAATGAAGTTAGATACCTTGGCACATAAGAATTTTTATAAGAAACCTCGTATTGATTTGTCTACTCTAAAAGAACATTGTGAAGGATTGATTTGTACTACAGCTTGTGTGGCAGGCCCCTTATCTAGTGAAGGGTGGGAAGAATATATTGACTCACTTTCCCAACTTTTCAAAGATGACTTTTACTTAGAGTTCCAACCTCATTCTTTTGAAGAGCAAGTGGAGTATAACAAGAAGTGGTGGTACTTATCAGAAAAGATTAAGCCTATTATTTCTTTAGACTCACACTACGTCAATAAAGAGGACACAGAAACTCATAGACAGTGGCTTATGTTGGGTGATGATAGCGAATATTACGGTTCAGGCGATTACCACATGTGGGAAGAAAATGAGATTAGAGAATGGTTTAAAAAGAATAATCCGCAAGTGGACGTAGATTTATGTTTTAAAAACGTTCATGAAATTGTAGAAAAATGCAATGTGGAAATTGAGTTTGGTGGACAACATTACCCCGTCTTTATAGATGACCCGGAAGCCTACGTGAGAAAACGTTGCAATGAAGGGTACAAAGAAAAAAGGATAAGTGGACATTCAAACAAAAAAGCGTACATTGACCAAGTCAAACATGAGTTGGAGATACTGAAAAAGCTAGGATATTTTAATTACTTCTGTATTATTGATGACTTGTTGAAGTGGTGTAGAGAAAACGGTGTTGCTACTGGGATTGGGCGTGGAAGTATTGGGGGAAGTTGCGTGGCATACCTGATGGGAATTACTAAAATAGACCCCATTGTCAACGAACTCATCTTTGAACGTTTCGCTAACCCTGAACGTGTCACACCGCCAGATAAATATATATGTCGAACTATATAGAAATATGTAGTGTTAAGCCTTGTGAACGTCACAACAAAGACGGTGTCGCTATTAGCGGCTAACGGTGGAAGCCTAAGTCTTAATGATATGGTTATACCGTGCCAAGAACTCTGTGAGTTAAGGTGTAACGACTAGCCCGTAGGGGCGTAGGGTGGGTATTGTTCCACTCGAAGTGCAAGGGACCTAAGCCTTTATGGTATGGTTAAGAGATAGTCTACTCCTTATAGAAATATAAGGTATAAAGGATTGATGTTGACGTGTCAACTCCTGACAGAGGTCGCCTAATTGAATATATTGAATCAAGATACGGTGAAGTTTATCAAGTAAGAACTACATCGTACATTAAAGAAAAATCTGCCGTACAACGTGCAGGGCAAGCGTTGGGGATTGAACCGAAAGAAATTTTAGCGGTTAGTAAGAACCTAAACAGTGTAGAAGATATGAAAGCCGGTGCCTGGAAAGATTTGGCTATGAAATTCCGTGGTCATATCATTTCATATGGTTGTCACGCTTCTGCTGTACTGGTAGCACCTGATGACATTAATATTTGGAGTGCTGTGGAAAAACAAAAAGATAACATGGTTGTTTGCCATGATTATCACCAGTTAGAAGCACAAGGGTTACTCAAACTCGATATACTGGGTCTTGAAACTTGTCACGTCATTGAAGCTACATTAGAAAGAGAAGATTTAAATATCAATGTTGAGAACATTCCTATGGACGATGAAGAAACTGCTAAAATGCTACAAAAGGGTGACACCCTTGGCTGTTTTCAAATAGAATCAAACGTTATGACTCCTATCGTACGTAAGATGAAAGTAATGAATGTATCAGATTTATCCGCAGTTGTGGCATTAGGTAGACCGGGACCTTTGGATAGCGGAATGGTAGATAAATTCCTTAGTAGAAGAAACGGACGGTCAAAAGTAACTTACGATATTCCTGAACTAGAGCCTATCCTTAAAGAAACAGAGGGTGTCATCGTATACCAAGAATCGATTATGAGTATCGCTAGAAAGTTGTGTGGGTATACAATGGGAGAAGCGGATAACCTACGCCGTATCATTGGTAGAAAAATTGTAGAAGAGATGGAACCGGCTTTGGTCGATATGACAAAAAGAGCCGTTATGAATGGCTACGATAAGAAAAAGGTGGAAGATTTAATTGGTAATATTACAGCCTTTGCTAACTACTGCCTGAATAAATCTCACGCAGCAGCATACGGAATGACGGCATGGGTGACGGCTTATCTAAAGTGTCATTATCCGGCGGCTTATATGGCTAGTCTAATTGACTCCAACTGTAAGGATAAAGCTAAGGTAGCAGAATACGTCCTCTACTGCAAAGAAAGAGGAATTAAAGTATTACCTCCGACCTTAGAACATAGAAAGTGTTATTCCACCTACGATGAAGATGGTCCTATTATTATTTTAGGTCTTAATTGTATTGCCGGAGTAGGTAACGCAGAAATACCCAAAGACGCACCGGAGGACTTCAAAGAGTTTATGGAACAATATGTATCTATGAATAAGAAGGTTATTGAAGGGTTAATCAGAGCCGGAGTGTTCAAGGGAAACCGTGATGAAATGATACAGTATGTTTCTTGGGCGAAAGACAAGAGAAAGTCAAAAGGAGAATTTCAGTACATACCCACAGACTATGACGATAAAACGGAAGAGTCTAAGGTAATAGGAGTAAGTTTTGGAGATTTGTTTGAAGATTATAACACATCACTGGTTGACAATGTAAGAATTTTTGCCTATGAAGTCTTGGAAGTGAAGGGTAGAAAAACAAAAACAGGAAAGCCGATGGCATTTGTAAAGGTTAGAAATAATACAAAAGTTGACAATCTAGTTATCTTCAATGGAGATTACAAAAAGTTGTCAGTACATAAAGTTTATATTTTCCGGCTGTCCGAAGGAAAAATTATGGACTTCAAGGAAGCAAGTAAAAAGAAGTAAAAATGATACCCCCGTTTGGGGGTATTTTTTTATTCTCTATTCTAAATTAATATAATAACAATGTTTATTATTCTAAATTAGAATTAATATTAATTTTTAATAATACTATTGGAAAAATAAATATATCTTTTTTCGAAAAAACTCTTGACAGGGGTGAAAATTTTTGATATGATAATGATGTAAGCAAGGGAAGGAGGTGAAGGGAGGAAAAATGAGAGATACAAAAAATTATGTATTAATCTTCAAAGAAGAAGGGAAACAAATCCCCATGCTTTACGTCGCTAAAAGCTTCGAGGAACTAACGATTATCCTTGAAGAGGCGAAAGATGGCTACGAAAAAGAAGGTAAAAAGTGGTCGGTAGAAATTATTTCTTGTATTAATTAGGAGGAAACAAACATGGCAAACAACATTCAAAACATTATGGAAGAATTGAAAAAACCTTTTCACCCTGATGATATTCAGTGGAGAATTGGGCGGAAAGCTAAGGGTGGAGGTTCGGCTACAGTATTAGCTTACGTAGACGCTCGTGCGGCAAGAGAACGCCTTGATAACGTATTCGGAGCGTTTAATTGGAAGGTAGAATACACAATTTGTGATATGGGAGAAATTACAGTAACGACGTACAATGGAGAAACTACGAAGAACGTAAAAGGTTTCCTCGCTACTATTAGTGTAAAAGACCCTGAATCAGGGGAATGGATTTCTAAAGAAGACGGTGCCGGTATTACCGATGTGGAACCGGTTAAGGGTGGTATCTCAGACGCATTTAAGCGTGCATGTGTCACTTGGGGTATTGGTGCTTATCTCTACAAGTTAAAAGAGGAATGGGTAAGCATTGATAAGTTTGGACAATTTGAAAAACCTTTGTTACCCGACTGGGCGTTACCGGAAGGATTTGAATATTCAGCAGAAGAAAAACAACAATCTAAGAAAACTGTCCAATACCAAAAGACAGAAACAACGAAAACAACACAATCTATAAGTGAGAATGGAGAAATTGTATTTCCTAGAGGGAAATATGCAGGTAAACCTGTTAGCAGTGTAACAGACCTTGGGTATTTGAATTGGGCGATTTTGAAGGACCCGTTTGGGGCAGATGTTCTCGCCGAAGTTAAAAAGACGTTAGAAAAACTTCAAGGCGGTCAAGCTGCACCGAAAGAAAAGTCACCGGTAGACGAAGAAATGCCGTACTAAAAAATAATTAAAGAAATAAAATCGAAAGGAGAATATGTATGTACGCAGAAATTAAAGTAAAAGGGATAAACAAAAAGATTAACAAGTGGTCTTGTGGGGAAGGTAAAAAAGAGTTTACGTGGATTTTCTCAAAAGAAATGCCCATTCAAGAATGTAAAATTAGTTCAAGAGAGTTCTCGTCTATATTTGAATCGCAATTAAAAACTATGGAAAAACTGGTTGGAATATTTATGTTTGAAAGACGATTTGCGAACACTACGGCGTGCCTATACACAAACATTAAAGCTGCGGAAAAACTTGGAATTACAAGAAAAACAATGGGAAAAGCTTTAAGTAAATTGGTAGATGTAGGAGTTCTTGGTCGAGTGAAAAAGCGGCATGGTGACTTTGTTGGGTATCAGTACTACATAAAAGAAAAAGAATTATGGAAATTACCGCTCGAAAAAGAGGAAGAAGTCTTAGAAGAAATTTGGTAAAACGTTCCCTTCACCCTTGGGAGCGAATTACCCATAAATATTCTTTTATACATACTTCATACTTAATACAATCCATCTTTTAAAAGAAAAGAAGGTTACGTAGTAACCTTCTAAAAGAAAAGACATCTTCCTACGTAGAAAAAAGAAAGACTTAAAAAGATAGTAACCCCTCAGTTGAACTTCGGGGTTATGTAAAACATGTTTTCTTTGTAGAATAAAAAGAATTAAAAACAAATAACCCCCTGCGGATTATTTGTAGGAATCCTTGGGGGTTATGAAAACATGTGTTTGATTGTAGTTAAAAAGAATTAATAATCCCCCTCCGGGGGATTAAGGGAAAGTTTCTTTGTAGAGTTAAAAAATCTTTTAAAAGCTTTTAAAGTTCTACCTGAGGCTGTTCCGCCGCCGAACAAATGTAAAAGAGAGATTTTAACAAATGTAAAAATAAAAAGGGTTCACACAAAACCCATCATTTTAACGAATATAGTGGGAGGGCATTATGAATGAACAAAAACTTATCAATGTTAAAAATCCGGAGTATTATTCTTGGAGAGGAAAAGAGTGCCGTGAGTTCGTAGAGGAGTTTTTAAAAAACTCTAAGGGGTGTTCGGCTGCATACGAATACGCCGTATTGAAATATCTTTACCGTTATCCTAAAAAGGGTAAACCTATAGAGGACCTGAGAAAGGCAAAACGGTATATTGAGTTCTTAATAGAGAAGGTTGAAAAAGATGAAGCACAAAAATCTAGCTAAGAAATTTATTTACCGAACAGACGGAATTGTTCTTGATGACTATAGTCGTAGAGTTCAAGGGTTAGCAAAACACTTTGAAACTAAAAGTGACAGCGACGTAAATCTCCTCTTGAGGTGCGTGGACAGCCTTCAAAGAGGACAGACGCTTGCAGACCTATACAATCTACTGGCGAGGGAAAAGCAAGAAGAACATTTCAGAGAAATTGGGAAAAAGAAAGTGGAAAAATCACCATATTCTGTTGAGAAATTATTAGAAGAGTGATAACATGGAAGAATTAAAAAGACAATTAGAAAAAACAGAACAAGAGATTATCGGAGAATTTCTTTACAAGTATGACTGGATTGATGGTCCGGCTATTGACGAATTTGGTAGAGAGGTGTATACTACAGGAAACAAAGCAGATAAACTGCTAGAATGTTAAGAGAAAGGTGATTTTAAGGTGAACATTCAAGAAATTATTAAACAAAAAATTGACTTACCGGAATTTATTGCAAGTGTGGGAGATGTAGAAGTTCACCGTGTTGGTAGCGATTATCGTTGTAGATGTCCTATTCACGGAAGTGAAAATAGCGAACCACTTATCATTTCTGATAACGGACTCTACCACTGCATGGCTTGTGGCTCTACCGGAACGGCTATTAATTTCTTGGCAGACTACGAGAACATTACCTACGGAGAAGCCCTAGAAAGACTTGCTAGAGAGTTGAACATTGACCTCGCTAATGACAAGGACTATGCCGAAGAAGTTGATGTAGAAAAGAGAATGCAGGCGTGGGCGAACAAAGGTATAGCAAACGTTGAGAACATTCGTAAATACCTGAATGAAAAACGTGGGTTTACCGATGAAACCATTGCCGCATTTGAATTAGGTGAAGATAAGGGCAGTATAACAATTCCTCTTATTGACAGTAATGGTCGGCACGTAGGATTGGCTAAACGCCAGTTTGACGTAAGTCCCAAGTATCTGAATATCAAAAACAATGCTTTGTACGACAAATCCTCATTCCTATATGGGTTTTACAAGGCACGGAGAATGAAGCAAAACGTTCTCTATCTTGTTGAAGGATATATGGACGCTATTAGCGGTTATCAAATGGGATTACCAACTGTAGCATATTGTAGTAACGAGTTACACAAAGACCAAATCCTCTTTTTAGAGAAACGTCTAAAAAAAGATGTAAGCCTAATTCTAGTTCCGGATAACGACGAAGAAGGGAAGAAGAAAGTCCCTAGAGTTCGAGAGAACTTACAAAAGATAGCCCCTAAAAGAGAGGTTAGAGTTCTTATCATTCCTGACGGATACAAGGATATGAACGATATGCTCTTAGGTGGAGTCAACGTTCAGGAACTAGAAACAGAACATATAGACCTGTATTCACTCAAATATCTATTGAACAAATGTAAGACGATTGAGAAGGAGTACAAGGTCGTTGAGGACTATTTTAGAACTGTTAAAGGCTTAATCAAGATTAGTCTTATAGCTTACCTATCAAAACGTTGGAACGTGCCTGAGGATACGATTAAGGCGTATTTTAAGGTAAGTGGCGAAGATAGCGAAACGATTATCAAGGAAGCGGCAAGTATTAATGACTGCTTGCTAGATTTGAAATCCATCTACGCTACAGGTGGTTTCAAAACTCACTTTGAACAAATTGACAACTGTATCCGCAAGATAGAAAAGAAACAGGTGTTGATTGTGGGTGCCGCCGCCGGCACGGGTAAGTCCGACTGGGCGATTGAATATGCTATCAGAGCCATCTGCAACGAGAAATTACGTGTAGTGTTCTTCTCTTTGGAAATGCCGAAGGGAAAGGTACTAGAGCGAATTATTGCCAAGTTAGCCGGCTGTAAAATAAATCAAGTTCAAGACTACCTTGAAAAACAGGGGGTTATGGTTGAAGAACTTTTAGCAAAACTAAGCGAATATCTTATCGTGTTCGATGGAAACCGGTATTCGATTGACGATATTGAACGAAGAATTAAACTCGTGAACAGTCGCTCTTTACTAAAAGGTGATGTTGATGTGGTTATCGTAGATTACTTTGGTTACATGAGTGGCACGTCTACTTTCGAGGACGCTTCTGTTTCTGCAAGAAAGATGAAGGCTATTGCCAAGGATAACAACGTTATCATGGTTATGCTTAGCCAACTTAATCGAGGTTCTATGGCTTCCGAGGAGCCTACTATGCAGAACCTAAAATCAACCGGAGATTTAGAAGCGTCAGGAGATATAGTTCTCTTATTGTGGCGTCCGGCGAAAGACCCCACACTTTCCTTAGAAGAAAGAGAAAAACTCTTATACGTAACTAGAGCCAAGATAGATAAGGCTCGTGATGGAATGTTCGGTCCGAACGTGATGGAGTTTACTTATAATTCCGACACTTCAAGACTGGAGGAATATTATTAAAAAATATTTTAAAAAACTCTTGACAAGATTGAAAATCCATGCTATACTGTATTTGTAGTCAAGTCGAGAAAAGAAATTTTCAAGAAATAAAAAAAAAGACTTGACAAGAATTAAAAAGTGTGCTACACTGTATTTAGAAGTTGAGAAACTTCGCAAAAAGGATAAGGTTTGTATTAGTAGAATGCAGACAGTTGGTGTCTTGGGTGTTACTAGAAAACATCGCATAACAGTCCGGGAGGACGTGGCACCCAAGCCCAGCCAAACAGCAAAATAGCAATAAGTTCCTGCGTTATATGTCATCGTGCTGCCGTATGTTCACAGATTAACGTCATAAGGAATGGTAAACAGTAAGACGTGTGACGGTTCCCGTGGTTCGGGGGTGTTCTTGTCCGTTACTGCACAGTCCAAACCCCACTTAGTGGAGGAGTTAGGGAAGCCGAATGTAAGTCCCGTGCCGAAGAAAGGTGGTCCCAGTAGGCATAAATACCTCCGCAGCCGAATTTGTTGGATACAAACTTTATGCAAGAATGTTGTGATAGACTTGTGGTGAATGTTAACTAGCTATTACTTTCAGACCGTCGACAACTGAAAGTATAGAATAGAGATATTCATCGCAAGCACTAAATAATATTACTTGTTACCTTTACAAAACTAGATAGGAGAAAGCACATGCCAGCAGTTGGATTTATTTGCGAAGATGGTGGAAAATGTAAATTTGAGGAATGTTTCAAGGAATGTCGCTTAAAAGGGAAAATCAATCCTGTAACTGGCAGACCGTATGTCCCGTGTGGAAGATGTTTGACAGTACCTACGCTAAGAACATTAGCTAAACAAAGAAAGTGGTCAGGCAAACCTTCTACTACACAGTTACTCAAAGGAACGAGAGAAGCCTATCTTACAATCACGGAAGATTATTACTTCAAGCCTTATAGCTTGATGTTTGCCTTGCTAGGTACTGGTACTCATGAAAAGCTAGAGGGCGGTATGACGATGGAGGACTTGGGAGAAAAACGCTTAGATGATGGAATTTCCACAGGGGCGTTTGACTACTGGTCGCCGGAAGATGGTGGTACGTTATACGACTACAAAACTTACGGTTCATTCGTCGTAGCAAAACACTTAGGAATTACAACAGAGAAGGTTCAGGTAGGTCATTACAAAAACGGTAAACCTCGGCATCAAACAGTATTCAAATATGACGGCTACAGAGATATGTTCGACCTTGCTGTTCAGATGAACGATTATCGCATGAAGATTAAAAAGTGTTTAGGAAAAGACACTGCAAACATGGTATGCGAAGCGATTGTGAAAGACGGCAACACGTACATGGCGAAGCAAAGAGGTATCCTCGAAAATGCTTATATGATACCCGTCAACAAAATTTCAGACCATTGGATTACCAAGTACATGACAAGAAAAGCCAATGATTTAACAAAGGCTATTGAAACCAAAACTTTACCACCGCCGTGTAGATACAGGGAAACATGGGGCGGTAGAAAATGTGAAAACTTCTGTCCTGTTGCAGAGTTTTGTAACGCTAGTGGAAAGGATAATGTGAATGAAAAAAAAGATTAAAGTAATGCTTACGCAGGAAATTGACGAAGGTAACGTTAAAACGGGAGTAGACGTTTTGACAGATACGTCAGATGAAGAAATAAAAAATATGTTCCTCGACGTTTTTAAGGGGTTAGTAAAAACCAAGATTTTAACCCTTAAAGATTTGCTGGAACATGAATAAGGAAGATTGTGAAGTTTCCTCTAACTGCATGAAGTCTTACGATTGTGACTGGTGCAAAGACTACAATGAGTATTCACCGGTCAATCGAAACATTCTTTCTCCGGCACAAAAGAAAAAGAGGGAGAAGAAAAAGGCAGAAAGAAAGATTAAGAAACTTTCCAGTGCCAGTAAAAGAGGGAAGGCAAACAGAAGAAACGGTCGTGCTGCCGAAAAGCAAATTGAAGACTTGTTGAATGACTTAGGGTTAAAAGCTAAACGAACACCAATGTCAGGAGCCTTGAAAGCCGGAAATCTAATCTACGGCTTACAGTCAAAGATAAGCGGAGATATTCGCATAGACTACAAGGGAAATAATCTTATTGTAGAATGTAAGAGAAACATTCACGCAGACAGTTGGTGGAAGTTGTTAGACGAGGGAGTTATTCATATCAAAGGCTTTTGTTACGGACTACGTAAAGAGTTATTTGAACAGCTTGTAAATGGCGTTGAAGTCCATACCGGTAAAGAGGTAGAGGACAAGCGATTTAAAATGTTACACAAGTATTTTGACCAAGACAATTCAGACCTAGTCGTAGTAACAAAGCCGTATCACGACCCGTTATTCTTTTTGAAAGAAAAAACATATAAACTTTTTGGAGGTAAAAAATGATTGTATTAAACGACAGAGGAACAGTATTATTGAACGCTACCAATATTTGGGTACAGTCCGTGACGGACAAAGACGATAAAAACAACATTCTCGGCTGGCGTGTATGCGGACAAAATGGCTCGTCCACTCGTCATACAGTGTTAGCACAGTTCAAAACAGAAGAAGAAGCTAAGGGCTATTTGAAGAATTTAGCACAGGGCTTTGGCGTTGAAGTATAGCGACGTTTTAGAAGAATTTGAATCCATTTCTCACAGATATAAAAATCTAGTAGATAGCGATGTGGGGGAAGCCTACTCGCTAATGATAAACTCGTCATCTCTTCTTTCCAGTTACGAGCAGATGTACGCAGACGCTATAAAACTGGTGTCCATGAAGGAGAGATTGGCTAAGGCTACAGAAGCTAGGGTTAGTTGTGAATTATCGCCTAAACCTACTGAGGGTGCAAGGCGAGCGGCGTTTCACGAAGATGTACTGAGTGGTTGGAAGGATTATGCAGAATCTTTAAGAAATCAAAAATACATTGAGGCTAACTCTAAGTTCCTTAGCAGAGTTTATTTCGATACTAAGATGATTGTGGAGAATTGCTACAGAAAGGAACGCCCGGCAGTTGGAGATAATAGGGTGGTGGGTAGAACATGAGGAACGAAGTGAGTTTTATAGAATCTATCAATTCTATGCTAGAAGATATTTCCACCTACTGTAAGGGTAAAAACATATTAGGTGAAGAAGAGGGGTACTATACGATTGAATATAACATTTGTACCACAGAAGCCTTCATTGAATTTTCCATTTGGGAAGGAAGCAAAGAAGATGTTCAAAACCTAATATGTGGTAATTTATTTAAAACCCGTGCAGAAGCGGAAAGAGAATTAAAGAACGGATATGTAAAGAATATTATGGAAGGGTTTAAGGTGTTAAATAATGGCGAAGAAATCACCGATACAAATTAAAGTTAAACTGTTAGATGAACGAGCCAAAATGCCACTTATTACCAAAGGTAATGCGTGCTTTGACTTTTATGCCATTGAAGATACGCAAATCGCTCCTGTAGACGCAGGTGTTGGAACGCTCGTTCGTACAGGACTTGCCTTTGAAATTCCGGAAGGGTATCACATGAAGTTATTCATGAGAAGTAGCTACGGGTTAAAGACTCCGTATATCCTAGGAAATTGCGTAGGAATTATTGACAGTAGCTATCGGGGGGAAGTTCAAGGTATCTTCAAGGTATTTACAAAGACGATGGGTTTTTGTGACAACGCTTATACTATCTTTAAGGGAGATAGATTTATGCAAGGCTTGATTGAAAAGAACGTTGATGTTGAAATCAAGAAGGTCAAAGAGTTAAGCGAAACCGAACGTGGTGAAGGTGGTTTCGGCAGCACTGGCGAATAGGTGGTGTAACTATGATTAAGAGTGTAAACGGGAAGTATGAAGATTTTTGTAAATTCATATCTAACCCCAAGTACAAGCCTATGGTTGTATATATCCTAGGCACTCATCATGACCACATAAATTTTAAAGACGGAATCCGTTACATTGTTGACTTTGCCCCTACCACTACAATGAAAGAAATTGCCTTATGGTACTACGACCACATAGGTGAAATCGAAGGGGTGGAATATCCCGATAACTTTGTTGAGGAAAATGCTAATAGAATGGTAAAGAATTATTGTGATTACAAACTGGCAAAGATGGTGATATAATGTGGTACCAAGTACAATGGATTGGTAGGGCATTAAACAAAAAGGGAACAAGGGTAATTCAGGTAAAAAACATTCATAATTCATACAAAACTTTTGAGGAAGCGGAACAATCCATATACGACTGGTGGAAAAAGAATCGCTATGAACCTTCATATGTACGTATGTGGAAAGATGGTAATAAGACTATTATAGATTATGGTCCGCACGCTTGTTTCTATCGTATTGTAGAAAAGAAATTTGTACCTAAAGAAAAGAGGAATAACGATGACAAATATAAAAGCAGACAGATATTTCGATAGTATTAAAAAGGCGAATGAAATTCGCAAACTTTCCGAACAAATTAAAGAATTTGTAGAGTATTACGTTGATGACTTTCAAGGTGATGAAGAGTATTACCTGAAAGAACTTATGGAAACCACAGCCGAAAATTCGGTCAAGTGTGGCAATATTCTCCGGAGTGTTCTGTATTCTCAAATCTTTGAACACGAAAAAGGCGAAGAATAATGGAAGTGACTTTAATTAATTTCACTCCGTTATCCGTTCCCATTCACGCTATGGGTAAGTGCTACGGCAAGGAAGTAAACGAAAAAATTCTCGTAAACGCAGTTAAAGCCGGACACCGTTCATTATTGGAACACGTATTAGTTACGTTTGATATGACGATGTCGGAGAAATGCTTAGCACAAATTACACGCCACCGATGGCTATCGTTTACTGTACAGTCTACACGTGGTGCAGATTTTAGTGATATGGATTACTTTGACCCTAGCTTTTTCGTAGAAACCGGAAACTTGAACGACAAACAAAGTGAAATGGATTTGCGTTTCTGCTTACAGGACGGAATTAGTTGCTACGGAGCAATACTAGAAAGTCTTAAAGATGAACCTCGTGGTAAGGAAATCGCCGGCTATACATTGCCTATGGGAACAAACGTAAATCTTACTGTATCCGGTAATCTAAGAGCGTGGCTTGAATATTTACCTAAACGCCTTTGCAAGAGAGCGTCTGTAGAACACCAACTTATCGCTCGTGAAGTATATAGACAATTAAATGAAGTGTATCCTAGTATTATTAATAAAGAGGTCTTGGGGATTTGCGAAAATTGTAAAGAAAGTTCTTGCGACTTTTCTACACATAAAAGCAAACCCAAGGAGCCGGTAAGGAGTGAGTTATAATGGACCCGATTTTAAGCCCGTGGCTAATCTACCTTTTGTGGATTTTAACTGGATTGAAAGTAGCGAGCCTATTCGTCTTATGCTCGTCAATATTCGTGGCAATTTTTGGTGTCACCTACGGTTCTATTGAAGAAGCAGATTGGACAAAGAAATTTTTGAAGTGGTGTGCTATAACCTTTGTAATAAGTGGGGTGGTGTATCTATTAATTCCTCCAAAAGAATATTTGGTCGCTATGGTAGTAACCTCTTATGTAACACCGGAGAATATGCACGCCTTAAATGAAATGGTAAAGAGTACGCTAGGTGAGTATATATCAGTAATCAAAGACGGAATTTAACCTATGCCGCTAGAAGTCCTCCACCTCTTAGGTGGGGGCGGAGCTCCTATCGAGACAATTAGGAAATACATAGAAAATCAAGGCAGGTGAGATTATAGTGAATAAGGCATACCGATACAGACTCTACCCAACAGCTGAACAGAAGGTTATGTTTTCCAAGACTTTCGGCTCTGTCCGATTTATCTATAACAAGATGCTTAGCGACCGTCTTGACTACTACAAAGAAACGGGCAAGAAACTGAACAATACTCCCGCACAGTATAAGGAAGATTTTCCTTGGCTGAAGGAAATTGACAGTCTCGCTCTTGCGAATGCACAGATGAACCTGAACAAGGCATACAACAATTTTTTTAGCAACCGAAAACATTTCGGCAAACTGCACTTCAAGTCTAAGAAGACAGGATACTGTTCATATTCTACGAACAATCAGAAAGGTTCTGTCCGATTAGAAGGAAATAAGGTTAAATTACCTAAAGTTGGTTGGGTAAAATTATGTCTGCATCGTCCCCTGATGAAAAACAGCACGATAAAGACCGTTACAATAAGCAGAACACCATCAGGAAAGTTCTATATCAGTATTTTGGTGGAGTACGAAAACCAAATACTCCATATAATACCGAAGAAATTTCTTGGGCTTGATTTTGCCATGCACGGTCTGTATGTTGCTTCTGACGAAGATGATGCGAATTATCCAAACTTTTTGCGTAAAGCCGAGAAGAGATTGGCTCAAGCACAAAGAAAACTATCCAAAAGGAAAAAGGGAAGCCACAATCGTGACAAGCAAAGACTTCGCGTAGCTGTGCTTCATGAGAAAATTGCCAATCAACGTCGCGACTTTCTGCATAAGAAAGCTCGCTATCTGGTAGACAAATATGATGCTATCGGTATCGAGGATATCAGCGTCAAGGTAATGGCTAAACGCAAAAAAGGCGGTAAATTCAGTTTTGGTAAATCCGTAGCAGATAATGGCTGGAATATGTTCACAAATATATTGGAATACAAATTAGCATGGCAAGGAAAACAGCTTGTAAAGATAGACAAGTGGTATCCAAGCAGTCAGCTATGTCATGTTTGTGGCTTCCAAAACGATGCAACCAAGGACTTATCTGTAAGGGAATGGACTTGCCCTAAATGTGGCAGTCACCATAACCGAGATAAGAATGCAGCTATCAATATACGAGAAGAAGCTAGGCGAATATCCGCCTAGCGTAACGCATAAAGTACCGTGGGTCGCACGGAAATTTACGCCTGTGGAGAGAGTGTAAGTCACAACAGCCCCGAGGAACTGTTGTGCTGTTCTCATTGAAGCAGGAAGCCCCGCTTCTGTAGGCGGTGGGCACGTTCACCTTATGCCGACCTTTTTTGGTCGGCACTTTTTTTATCTCTTGACAAGAGTAAAAATATATGCTACACTAAGTACAAATAGAGAAAAGGAGAGATGAAAGATGTATGATTTTAGTAAAACTCGCTTTGGTTACAGTTTTGACGAAGATGTAGAGAACGAGGATATTGTAGTTCAGTTTGATAGTGTAGAAGAAGCTATGGACGCATCCATAAAGGAAAATCCCAACGCGGACAAGGTTTATATTTTCGATTATTACCCCTTTAAGTATGAGGTAGATGGAGATAAGGTTCTTGCAGAAAATAGTAAGGCGGCAGACCATTACGTTTTTGCTAACATTCTTGATAATATTGAACTAAGGGATAAAGACGAACTTTCAAGGAGTCTTACGAAGGTCTTTCGGGAATGGCTTAATGAAAAAGGTTTATATAAGGAGTTTGGAACATTTGAGGGTCCTGAAGAATATAGTCTTAAACGGTATAAAAAAACAAGATAAAACAAGGGAGGTAACATGGACTGGAATGAAATTATTAGAATTTTTATTATCATGTGGTTTTCGTATTTAATAGTAGATAGTATTTCTAGGTCAATCTCTAAGAGTATGCAAGGAAGAAAATGGAAAAAGAGAATTGTTATATACGCAAAAAGAGGAAAGGATAAAAATGACAGATTATAAAGAACGAGAAAAAGAATACGCATTTAGTTTCGGCTACGAGATGGGATTAAAATGTGACCGCCTAATTACCGACGCTTACGGTCTTTATGACTCAGAGAAAGAAGCGATTTCTGACGCCATGGAAATGTATGAGTATTACGGATACGATTTTACTCATCTATTTGTAGGACAGGCGGAATACTTCGCCCCTAGAATAGACTCAGAATTGGTGTTAGAAGATTTGTCAAATAGAGCCTATGATAACGGATATAAGTACGATGATTATCTCTTAGATGTTAAAAATGAACACATAAGAGAACTTGATGAGATACTCACCAAGGCATATCTAACATGGGAAAATAAGCACCCTGAATATCGAAATAACAGCTATTTAATGACCAATGCTGTTAAATATTCTATTAGTGAATTAAAAGAAGAAATGAGAAAAGGAGAAGATAAAGGTGGCAGAAATTAACGAAGAAGTTGTAAAAGAAGTTATGAAGAGTAAATCAAATTGCTATGACAACAGGGGAAAATACAATTTTGTAATCCCTACTGAAATTACAGTCACTATCACTCTTGACGAATATAGAAAGTTGATAGAAGACACAGCCTTAGCCAATGACGAAAAGGGTAAATTGAACCAAAAAATATGGGGGTTAGAGGAACAGGTAAGACAGTTGAAAAACAAACTTTTAAAAGCGTTAGATGAAAATACAGAAGATGATAACGAGGAGGTTGAATAAATTGGGAGAACATGGTGCAAAAGTTACTTCCGTATCCGTGCAGGGCGTTTACGAAATTAAAAGGGAAAAAATTTTATTTACTATTTCCCAATTAGAAAGAGCCGCAAATGCATTAAACAATGTGTTCGAGAACTTTTCAGAAAATGAATTGGTAAAAGAAACATTAGAGGGTTGCTTTAACTCTACACAAATAAAGTTATTAACCTCGCAATGTGAGATAAGAAACCTATTGTCTGTAATGCATAACAAACTTTCTAATTTAGAACTTGACCAAGTTATTGAGTTAGATGAAAAGATAAGTGAAAAAAGAGCGGAAGGGGAGGAATAAAATGATGAATAAAGAAGCATTGGGAGATGTGTCTTATAGTACACAGGTAGCCAAAGAAATAGTGGAAATAGCGATAAGCAGACTCGAAGATTGTGGATTTGACGAGTGCCAAAGATTTACAGAGAAAAAGATTTTAAGAGATGTTTTAAAGAATACTATCAAAACACTCAGTATGGCTTATGATAATTTAGAATTTATAAGAAAGGAAGAATAAAACAATGGATAAAGAAAGAGAAGTTCTTATGTTAATTAATTGTTTAAGGAAATCAGCAGAGTCACTCAAAGAGTCAGGCACATGGGTTAGGGGTTTACATGATAGTAAACAGTGTGAAACCCTAAAATATTTTACATTAAAGGCAACTGCCAACGCAGAAGCCGCCTTAGCCGAGGCGTATAAAGTAGTTTCAATTATAAATAGCGACAAGGCATGTAAAACATTAAGAGAGTTGGATGAGGAGGATAATGATGACAATACAGAAATTTGTGCACAAACCGGAGGAAATTGTCGCTCTTAGGTTCTACAATAATAACAAAGAAATCGAAGAATTTTTAGAAGAGAATAACGAAGCGTGTTGTATGGATTATGAATGGAGATTTTGTGTACAAGACAATGAACCTTTGTTAGAAATTAGAAAACCATTGCCGGAGTGTGGAGCATATCAAATAATTGATGTTCCTCGTGGTGATTATATCAGTTCAGATGAAAACGGGGTAATAATCCATATATACGAAGAAGATATAAAAGAATTTTACGATGAGGTAAAACCTGATGAGTACAAATTTGATAGTTTCAACTACATAGAAAATGTTTTAGATAGGTTAAATTCCGAGTATGGCTACGATAGATATGAGTACAACTTCCACATATCACCAATTTCGTATATTGAAGTTATGGATAACAATAATAACACTGGACTTGACTTAATGCCTGGTGACACATTATTAGCAGATGAAGACGGAAATTTATCAAAGAAGCGTGATGGGATATGAAATGGCATAAAATAAGTAAGTGTTTACCGCCGGAGGGAGAAGTAGTTCTAATTCATGTGTATGCATACAAGTATGCAGTTGGACAATTATGCTCTTATGGCAAAGATAATATGGAATTTGGGTTCTTGCCGTGGAATGATGGAGATGAGTTTTTAAAGGCTAATGAATGTTTGGCGTGGGCGAGGTTTAAAGACAGAAGTCCGCTAGAACATATCAGGAGATGATGGTGAGATGGCTGGGAGAACACTTTTAATAGAGTTTCTTGATGACAGAAAGACGCTTATCAACGCAGGAAAAGATGAATTTCAAAGAGTTGAATTTGTTTGCCCTGCTAACGTTTATAGGGTTAGACAATATGTCGTTAGAATGATAATAGGGAGCGAAATTGTCAATCTTTCTAAAGATTTAGGGGCTTGTTCGAGAGGAGAAGCGACAAGTATTTATAATTATTTGTTAGATGAATTAAACAAAGATAGTGACGTAATAGATTTACGCCCAGTTTTGCAAAACATTCTTGATAGGCGGAAGGGAATGGGCGGTTATGGACCGTCAGTATGTCTTGATTAAGTTAATAGAAAAACTTATAATACAGTAGAAATGGAGAATCAAGATAATGAATAAAAAGGAAAGAGAAGCAATAGAAGAGGCAATAGATTTACTGGAGCACGAAGTAAGATACAATGAAAGAGGGTTCTGGCTTGGGAGTGTGTATGTATCGCAAGATAACGATATAACCGAAGCAATAAAGATATTAAGGGGAATATTGAAACCCAAAGGAGAATAAGATGGAATTATCAGAAGAAGAAGTAAAATCCATAAAAACAAAAATAGGAAATGCACGGTGGCATATGGGTATAGGAGAGGACGAGTTACGCTTTTGTAGTGGTGACAAATTTGATATAGACGCATTAAGGTACTTTTTCGATGAGGCGGTAGACGAACTAAAGAAAATCTTAAAACTTTTAGATAAAAAGAAACAGGGGTGACGCAAAATGAAACAAATAGGTGTAATGATGTTTCTTATCGGTACGGCTGGTATGTTATCCTTATTTGGAGTATGGATTTATAAAGATGAAAAGAGCAAGTCGGCTCTTTTGTTTTACGCACTAGCATTAATGATTCTTTTCGGAGGAGCGATGATGGGTGGACACTGATAAGCTATATAAACTATGTACTTGTATGTTTATAATCGGAGCCTTGGGACTGGAAGTTCTTGGTATAGTAGTTTTATTTTATATAAATATTTTAGCAGGAATCGGATTTTTATTGATAGTGCTTATGGCGGACAGTCTTCTCCTATACTCTTATTTAGAATATTTAGAAGATTAAGAAAACAAACCTATATTGATGTTAATGGGAGGGTCGTTAGGTGGAGTCAAATAAGTTAAATAAATTAGGTAAAGGTATGTTTGTGACAGGAATACTAATCGTTGAGGTCGCATTTAGTATTGGAGCCTTTCGTGACAATATTTTTGGTGGCATTATAAGTATCGGAATATCTCTTATCGTCGATGCTATACTCGTGGGTTTCTACGTAGATATTAAGGAGGGTGGAATAAGGTGAACATGTTCATAAACGTATTTTCCGCCGTTGTGGTTATTATAATTATAGGAATGTTCATTGAAGATTGGAGGAAATAGTGGAAGAGGATATTATCTTTAGAAAAGGTAAAATGCCGGTAATCAATAAAGGGGTAACTACGAACGAAATTCCTGACGCTATCGCTGTATTTTTTGAAATAGGGAATTGTTGGTGCCGGTGTGAAGGTTGCCATAGTCCTGAATTATGGGATAGTAATCACTCTAAGGGAACTATGACCTACGAACAAATCCTTGATTATATATATAGGCAGATTACGATTGGTGCTAATGCAGTCGTGTTTATGGGAGGTTTGGATAACGTAGGTGTATTCCCACATGACTTTGTAAAGTTTGTAAAATGCCTGCACTCATTAGGTATTAGAGTTGGATTATATACAGGAAGAAGCAAAGATAACATAAACTATGGTGCCATGAAGGAGATACAGAAGTATTTAACTTGGTTCAAAGTGGGAGAATACGATGAGTTTTACGGGGGACTTGACAAACCACAAACAAATCAGGTATTCTATAAGAAGAACAAGTTTGGGAAGTGGGAAGATATAACTTCTATATTCCAAAGAAGGGAGAAATGATATGTTTGGTAAATTTTGTGATAAACTATGTAGTAAAATTAGTGAAACTATCTCAGTCATTATTGCTTTAATTGGTTTTATTTTCGTTCTTTTGCTACAGATATTATTCTATGGTGGCTTTATAGCTTTAGTTATTTTAACTGCTTATTTCATTTTAAGATGGTTTCTTGGAGGTTAATGTGTTAATTTTTAGAAAGTTCAGTATTGATGATTGTTTCCACTGTAAGCATATAGAAAAAACGTGGGAAGAATTAAAGGATAAATTCGACCAAAGAAATATTCTTTTTTCGTCTTTAAAAGTAGATGATAAATCACCGGAAGTAGATAAGTATATGCTATTCATCTTTCCTTGCGTTATCGCAGAGATAGAAGGGAAAGTTGTAAATAGAATTGAAGGCGTTATACCGCCTATCAAATTAAAACAATTCGTTGAGGAGGAAGTACAAAAATATGAGTCAAACTAAAAAGGATTTGTTCAACTATTTAACGCCGGAGCAAATTCAGAAGAAGAAAGATTTTATTAAATTCTACGTAGGGCAAAAGAATAATGCTACAGCAAGTTTGGTAGACCCTAATAGTAATGTCACAGATAAGAATACAGGAACCCTGCTTTCAGAAATGTACAAGTTTGAAAACATTCAAGTAAGCCGCAGCATTATCAAAGATAAACTGAAAGAATTGTTTGATGAGAGCGTGGCTAATCAGTACGAGGAAGATATTAAAAACCATCTTATCTACGTACACGATGAAACGCTGGCAGCATTTACTCCGTATTGTGCAAGTGTAACTATGTATCCCTTCTTGTTGGAAGGTACGAAGATTTTAGGCGGCACCAGTAAGGCACCTACAAACTTACAATCGTTTTGTGGTAGTTTTGTAAACTTGGTTTATCAACTTTCTACGAACTGGGCAGGAGCCACAGCTACAGTAGAGTTTCTTATGTACTTTGATTACTTTGCTCGCAAACAATACGGTAACGATTATTTAAAAACAAACGCCAAAGAAATTGGGCAGGAATTACAAGGGGTTGTGTATGCCCTGAACCAGCCGGCGGCGGCTCGTGGCAATCAGAGCGTGTTTTGGAACATATCTGTATTCGATAGATTTTATTTTAATTCCGTGTTCGGTGGTTTTGTATTCCCTGATGGAACACCGCCTGAATATGACAGCCTGAAAGAGTTACAGAAATTCTTTATGGACTGGTTTAGACAAGAACGTAAAAAAGAACTTCTTACATATCCGGTACTCACAGCGGCTATTTTATTGGGAGAAGATAATAAACCTAAAGACAAAGATTTTGCAGATTTTATTGCTACGGAAATGTCATTGGGTTTATCCTTTTTCTTATATGAATCCCATAGTGCAGACTCTTTGGCTAGTTGCTGCCGGTTACGCAACGAATTAGCAGATAACACGTTCAGTTATACGTTAGGTGCAGGCGGAGTAAGTACCGGTAGTTTCCGTGTCATTACCATTAACATGAATCGCTACACACAAATGTACGAAGATAAATTACCGTTTAAAGAGTTGGTAGAACGTGTACATAAATATCTTGTAGCACATAGAGAAGTTGTTAAGTGGTACATAGACAATGGAATGTTACCGGCATACACAGCAGGGTTTATAAACCTTTCTACTCAGTTTGGTACAATCGGTATCAATGGTATGCTCGAAGCAATGGAAGCCAAAGGGTTAGACCCAGTTACCAATCCCAGCGGCTACACGGAAGAAGTTAGTAAATATTTAAAGGTCATCTACGATAGCAATACAGAAGAAAGAAAGAAGTACGGCTTTAGATTTAACACGGAGTTCGTCCCTAAACATTGTGGGGACTTGGTGGCATAAAACATAACCCACCATTGAAAACCTCTTTTAATTGACTTGGAAGCCCAGTAGTGGGTGACAGGGTGCAAGCGTAATGGCAGCATGAACGACTAAATAAAGAGGAGCCGATTAGTCGGCTATGCGATAGTCTGAACCAGTGATATAACAAAATGAAACACTGGAGTCACGGTCAAGAGTAAAGACTCTTTAGGAAGAACCGTGACCGCCTATTAGCCGTCACCGGGAGGTGACAAACAATTAGCACTTGTAGTTTTTGTGGAATTAGAGATAAGAACGCAATAATAGAAAAATACCACAATAAATATTTCTGTAAAAAACATTATTTACAATATATGCGGCATGGAAAATGTTTTCAACGCACAATTTACGACCCTAATGAATATGAGGTAAATGGGGATATTTCTACGATATTTCTGTATAACAAAAACGGAGATACGGTGGGGAAAGTTGTGATAGATACAGAAGATTTAAAAACTTGCCTAGCGTATAAGTGGCACATAAAGAAAAGTTTAAACACTGATTATGCAACCTCTACCACAAAAGACGGAAAAAAGATTTTACTGCACAGACTAGTTCTTGGATACAATGGAAAGCTTGATGTAGACCATATAAACGGAAACGGGCTAGATAATAGAAAGTCAAATTTAAGAGTAGTGACTCATAGCAAAAACATTTCCAATCAGAGAAATCCAATGGCAGGTATATTTAGAGTAAAATCAGGTAGATTTAGGGCTTCTATTTGTCATAACTACAAAACAATATATATCGGAACATATGATACTAAAGAAGAAGCTATTGCAGAGAGAAACAAGAAAGCGTTAGAACTAGGTTTATAAATGATGGCTAATAGGTCATAAAAGTAACAGATTGGCAGAGGGATTAGGCCCGAAAAATTCCCAGTGGGATAAACGTGACGGATTAATTGTAACAAGAGATTGTTATAACAGCTATTTCTTTCCGGTAGAAAACGATGAGATTACAATACTTGACAAGATGGCTTTGCATGGAGCAGAAGTCACAAAATACTTAGACGGTGGAAGTGCTTGTCATATCAATATTTCGCAACTGCTTTCTAAGGAGCAGGCGTTATCGCTCATTGAAGCCGCAGGAAGATTGGGCGTAAATTACTGGACGTTCAACTGCTTAGTAACCATTTGTAATGAGTGTGGTTTTATTAACGTAAACACGGAAGACCATTGTATTAAATGCGACTCGACAGATGTTGATTACGGTACACGAGTTATTGGTTATTTAAAACGTATTTCAAGCTATTCTAAAGACAGAATGATTGAGGCAGGTAAAAGATATTACAACAAGAAGTAGAGAATAAAAAAACGAATTGGGAGTGCGTTTTTTTTAAAATTTGACAAGATTACGAATATGTGTTATACTGTAAGAGAAATGAGGTGATAAGGTGATTGGCTACGAGCCGTTTAGATTTTTGTCGGAAGAGGATAGAAATACAATAGAAGTAGTAGAGCCGAAAGAAAAAACAACAAAAGAAAAAGTTGGAGAAGGTATGATACTTATTTCAAAGATAATCATGTTTAATTCCGTGTTTGCCTTTCTTTGCAGTCCTGTATGGTTAATGTTCACAGACGATATAACTTATATGGGTAAACATGGAGTTATTTCTCTATTACTTGGTTCTTACGGCTTTCTGATGTATGGAGTCGGAGGAATAATCCGTGACGAAGATTAAATAGAAAGGGGGAATTGTGTGCCGAAGTTATTGGCAATCCTATTTACCCTACTTATCATTCCATTAAACACGTTGGGGTTTACAGCTTATTGCACGGCTTATACACCTTACGAACAAGGTGGAATCATGGCTAACGGTTTATATGTGCAAGAAGGATACGTTGCATGTGACTTCTTGCCGTTGGGTACAGCGGTATGGATTAACGGAAACCGTTACATTGTAGGAGATAGGATAGGAGATGGAAGCGACAATCATATTGATATAGTAATGAATAGCTACGACGAAGCAATATATTTTGGAGTACAGTATTTAGAGTGTGAGGTAGAATAATTGAACGCAGTTGACACAATTACAGAAGCATATCGTCCACACGTAATCAGGACGAGGGTTGACGGAGATAGAGCGGCATTAGCCGTTCTCTCCGATATTCACCAAGGTTTAAATGAAAGAAAGCTTCTCAAAGACTCGGTTGATTTTCTTTTGAGTTTAGGTGAGCGGTGTAAGGTGGTGATAGGTGGTGACGCTACAAATACAACGACACGTAACTCAAAGGGTGTTGTTATCGAAGAATGGGCGAGCGGTTCAAAACAGATTTTAGAGTTGGTAGAAGATATAAAGCCACTCTACGAATCAGGACAGTTAATCGGAATCCTTTCCGGCAATCACCCACAAAGAGTTTACAATGAAACATTCATTACCATAGAGATGATGATAGCGAGTATTCTCGGAGATAGAAGCTTGTATAAAGGGTCTATGGGGTTAGTTTATTTCAACGTAAATAAAAACCTGTATGTTCACCACATTATTCACAAACATAGGTCTACAGAAGGTGCTTACGATTATTTTGCCGCAGACGCTAATTGGTACGAGCATAAACACAAACCTATGGTAAGACCGAAGGTTATGATTGAACATAATAAATACGCAAAGGTGCCGGTGGCAAAGGAATGTTGGGATATTTATCAACCCAGTTTTCAAGCTTTTCCGGACTACGCCAAGGCGAACGGGTATAAACCTTCAATTCCGGGATACTTTATTTGCGAAATGAGTGGTGACGTTCACAACCGGTATTTGACACCGTATTTGAACAGTGCTTACGAAGGAATGGTGAACAATGGATACAAATTTTAAAGAAGTTTATATTGTATTTGAGGTATGGATTGAAATGATTGAAAATTGCTACGGGGATTATGAGGACGAGTATTTTCTTGACTCCCCCACCCTTATTACAGATAGCGAACATGAAGCGGAAGAACAAGCTCTTAAGTTGATTGATGAAGGCGTGCGAGCGTCAACTTTTATTAAATTTAGACAATATGAAAATGGTAAACTGGAAAGGGTGACTGATTTTAATGAACGATATTTCTAATCAAGTATTGTATCACGTTATAGCATACAGTGCTAAAAACGTTGACGATGAGAGTATATTGTACATCTTTACTAATGCAGAAGCAGCTATAAATAAAGCTAAAGAACTTCACAAGAAAGATAAGGAAGCTTTTGAATTTTTAAAAAGAAAAAACGAACGATATGCTAAAGAGTTATGTGATAAGTATGATATAACCAGCACAAGTCAGTATGATATAGAAGGGCAAGTGTACGATTTGGCTACAGAAGAAGAGATTGACAAATTTGATAGATTGTATTATAATATAATGGACGCTCCTTATAAGAATAGGTCTTATACTGTACGTGGTTACAAGGTGGGCGAAAATGGTAAAGTAATAAAGATATATATTGATGGAGGCATTTTGTTTACGGGAGGCCAAGATGAGTAGAATACAATATCACGTCAAAACCGCCAGCGGAGAATGTGAAGACTATTGTGAAACCCTAGTTTACATCTTTGATGACAAAGAACAGGCTATCGCTAAAGCTAAAGAATTGTGTAAAGAAGATGAACAAAACATAATTGAACTAAAAAAGAAATATAAAAAGGCTGTAGAAAGGTTATGCGAGAAGTATGGGGTAACTAGTACGGGCGAAGATACAGGGGAAATAATCGAAGGTTTAATAGACTTAACTACAGATGAAGAATACGAAGAATACCATGATTTGTGGCTTGATTTAAATTCTTATGATTACGAAAATTTTGACCACTATGTATACGAATATGAAATTGACGATACCGGTTATGTAACTTGCAAGGGAGGTTGTTTTGGGTTAGGGAAAAAAGATAATGAATAAAGACAACCTTCATTTCTTATACGTAAATATGCACGGTGAATATTACAAAATTGTCGTGCAAACTAACGATATTGACACCGTGCTTTCATACTTTGAAAAGAATAATGGTATTGTGAGATACGGCGGCACGTACAGCAAGAAATTAAGAGAACCTGCAAGTAAGGTAATACCGGGGGGAAAGATAATAAGATGTTCCTACGTAGGCAAACATATACAAAAGGGGGTAAAGCCGGATAGAAGGCATACAGTAATATGAAATACATAGACGAAATAATCCGAAGGTATTTAGACGGAGAACTTTCTGATTGTGAAGCTATAGATAATATAGAAAGAATGACGAAAAGGGAAGAATATCAAAAGGACGTAGACTACAATCGGTTCCTGAACACTCTTTCAAAATACCAAGGATATTCACTAAGTAAGTCACCGGAGGAAGTATACCTTGAAAAAGAAAAGTCAGAAGTTATTATACATTTCCTTTCATGGCTACAGACTGTAACGGAGGAAGATAAATGGAAACTGTTCCGTGATTTTATTTTAAGCGAAAAGTCCGTTCGCAAGTATGCTAAGAAAAATAAACTGAACAAAAATACATTCTATTCACAAGTTAGAACGGCAAGAAATATTATGAAGGAAGATTTAGATTACTACAACGAAAAAATATTTAATTTAAGGGAGTATTTAGATGGGTAAAGTAATTGTTCCGGAAAAAGTAAGTGCATTAAAGGCTATTAGAAAGAAATGTTTAGACTGTTGTGGCGGTTACACCAAAGAAGTAGAATTGTGTGATATAACCGACTGCACGCTACACCCATATAGGTTTGGTATCAATCCTTCAACCTATGTAAAGAATCAGAAAAAGAAGGGTGGTGAGAACAAATGTTCTCAAAAGAGGATAGGTGGCAACACCGGTCGAAGCCAGGGAGAAAAAAGAAAAAGGTCAGAAAGCTAAGCGAAAAACAAAGAGTCTTTGTAGACAAGCTGGTGGAAACTGGTGACCAAAAAGAAGCCAAGGCGTTAGCCGGATATAAACCGACTGCAAATCCATTAGCCAGTCCAAACGTGACCAAAGAATACGAGGAAAAAATACAAATCCTAAAAGAGAAGTTTGTAAATCACGCAGACGAAATGTGTGAAAACATGGTAAATCTAGCTAGAACAAGTAAATCCGACTCCGTTAAGTTCCAAGCTACCAAAGATATATTAGATAGGGCAGGACTTGCTCCGGTTAGCAAAAGTGAAACAGAAACCAAGAATTATATTGACGTAGGTAGTCGTTTTGCCCGTGGTGCAATAGAACGCTACCTAAAAGAAAATACCATAGATGTAACTCCAACAGAAAAAGACCCCGAATAATCGGGGTCCTTTTTTTTTTATGCCTTTATTCTTTTTTTGTCGTATGTGTGAATAATATCCTCCATTGTCCGTATCAAGTCAAAACATTTTGCAATAGCTTCATCTGCAAGAAACTTTTGAGAATCTACATCATCACAATGCTTTATGGCGGCAGCATATTTGTGTAGCGTATTGTGCGTGTAGTTAATTTCACAAGCTATACCAAGTACCATTCTTTCCTGTAACGTCACTTCTCTATTTTCCATTGTCCATATCCTCCATATCTAATACAACTTTCGCAGGTTCCTTTTCTCCTGTTTCTAAAAAGATATTCATAATTCTACTCTTTTTCTCTTGAATCTGATTTATGATTTTAAACCTAGTTTCTAATTCGATGTCCTCCATATCCAAAATATCAAGTTGCACGTCACTTAACTCCTCGAAACATTTTTCAATTTTGTCCATAATCATTGTTCTACCTCCTCGAAAGCCTTGTCAATAGCACCGCAGACAATGCCGGCTAGAATTACCGAATAGAAAATATCCATTTCAAGGTTAAAGTAAGCCGTAAGTGTAATAAACAGTAATCCCATCATAATAATCATAATCAACAATCCTTTCTATACTTCATGATAATAAGGTGCGTTTTTACAATAGTCAAGGTCACTTTCAAGAATCTCGATACGACCTTCTGCATGAAATAACTCATGCTCCAGCTTATCACGTTCCTCCTCCAAGTCCTCCAGTTGCCATTCTTTCTGCTGTAATTCCTTTTCCAATAAAGCCACTTGATTTTTCAAAATTTCGATTTTCATTTTGTCTGTCATAATTATCACCTCTAAGAATATCTTATCACAAATTTAAAATGCTGTCAACTACAAAATACCTTCAATTTCAATTTCTTTCCATGCTGCCGTGTTCAGTTTTTGATAGTCAATAGAATTATCCATAGTCATCATATAAATCTGACAATCGTTCGTCTGAGATATTCTATGTATTCTGTCTTGTGCTTGTTCATGAATATCAGGACTCCACAAGTATTCGCAAAACAGTGCCACATGTGCAGATGTTAATGTAATACCGGTGCAGGACGCTTGTAAGCTACAAAAGATAGGAATACATTCTTTACTATTTTGAAATGCGTCTATATTCTTTTGTCTTACTTTTGCCGTCTGGCTGCCGTTCACACATAAAGCGTCATCGCCAAAATAGTCCTTTAAATCCTCGAATAATTTCTTGTGATGATAGAATACCACAACCTTTTTTCTTTGAAAAATAGTAGTCTTTCTGATAAAGTCAATGATGGCGTTCAACTTCATTCTATTTACGGCTTGTTGGTCTTTCTCAATCTCTGCAAAAGATGACGATTTTTTCTGCTGTCCTGCACTACCAATTTTAAGCGTGATGACTTCTTTTTTAGGCAACTGGATACCGCAGGACTTCTTTGTTCTTTTCAAAACGAACGGTTTAATTTTCTGAGATAATTCCCGTTTATTGCTGCTACCTTTAAAGTCCCAGCCGTAACCAGTCCAAAACGGGTCACAATAACGTTTATAAAACTTCCAGTAGCCGCCGAACACTCTGTCTAATAATCCCATAATAGAGAACAGGCTTGCCAAGTCAACAGGTCCTCGACTCATAGGCGTACCCGTCAACAACAGTTTCCTGGGCAACTTGTCGGCAACTTCTTTTGCCAAAATATGACGTTCTGAATCCTTGTTTTTTAAATAATGTGCTTCGTCGAATACAACACCTCCAAAGTTGCAACTCTTCATATTTAACTTCACGTTACCCAGTCGTTCGTAATTGGTAACATAAAACTGTCCATTCGGGTCATCAGGAACAATGTCCACATTCGTCCACATTTTAATCTCTTTACACCAGTTGACTTTAACAGCCGCAGGACAAATGATAATCCAAGGAACACCAGTATCTTTTATAGCACTGATAGTCATAGCTGTCTTGCCCAATCCCATTTCATCTGCAATAAGCAAGTGACTCATTTTTCTTTTTATAATCTCCACTCCAGCTTTCTGATGTTCCTTCAATTCCATTTTGTTTCACCTCTTAGTGTCTTAATCCAGAATACTCATTTTCGCTATTAAACTCTACAGAATTATATTCTTCACGAAAGTCATCTATATCCCTTGAGAACATTACCAAGATGTTACCTGCAATATCCGGCTGTTCTTCGTTATGTTCCATGTTATCATATACAGTATCAATCATTTCTTCGTAATCGTCGCATTCGTATTCCAGAGTGCTGCCTTCACTATCATCGAAAGAAAATACCACACTGTAATGTTCCGGTTTTACCGTATCCAAGTCGTTCTGCAACAAGGCTTTTAATTCTTCTTTGGTCATCATAATAACACGTCCTTTCTGTAGATAATCATAACATAGAATTTAAAATTTTTCAACATAGTCTTTGTTTACCAATTGTAAAAACTCTTCGTAGCCTACAAACTCTAGCGTTCTTGTTAACAAGGCGACTACACCTTTCTTTGTGGTTGCAACCTCTAGGTCATCAAACCAATCAATAGAGAATATTATACAATCGGAGAATGAGAAGTTTCCGAATGTTTCCAAGTCGTAACCGGTTGAAACTAGTCTAGCTACTGCACTAGGTTGTACGCCTTTGCAGAAGGTATCAAACTCTTCTGCAAAGTATACAACATTTTCCAAATAACTCTTTTCTTTGGCAATGATATTATTCACACGAACAACTTCACGTAATCCGAATTGTTTTACCAACTCTTCTATTTTTTCTTTAATCATTTTCTTCCCTTCTAAAAGAAACGTCTGAACGTTCTCATCATACGAACAAAATCATTAGGTTCATCAATTAAATCTTCAACGGCTGCTTCTAGATTTATCATTAACCCTTCAACAAATCTATCCCTTGCTTTATCAAGTATATCCGGCTCGGACTTTTTCCATGCCCAAGTTAAGTCAAGCGGTTGACAATCGTTAATCTCATCTTGCAGTTGCGACTGAGTATCCCAGTCGTTATATAGATACTCTTTCGACTGTTCTGCATATTTCAAACAATCTTCAATATAATCTTCAAGCGTATAAGCAAACGCTTTGCTGTTAACCTCTTTGATTTTGTCGATAGCAAGTTTCATTTCCCAAGGTGCAGCCTCTTCGTCCACACCTTCCGCTGTCTTGCAAAGTAGCTTAAATTCTTTCTCAGTCATGCCCAGTTGTTTTGCCAAGTCTTTATCCAGGAATTTCTGCACAAACATATTCCGAATATCCATTTTTGTCACCTATACCTTTTCACAATTAACTACAATTTTATTGAGAATTTTAGTACTTCCGTTTATTACTTCTGCAATCACATACTCATAATATTGAAACTCATCTGTTTCGTTCATGCACATTACGGCTTCCATAGCGTAATGTTTTGCGTCCTGCATTGCGTCATCAAAATTTGCCCATTCACTAATGTGTTCGCCATTTTCAAATACATAATACTTTTCCATGTTGTTTACCTTATCCTTCCAAAATATCATTATTAAGAATATTACCATGTTTATCGAATACAATATCATTCATTGAGATTAATTCTTCAAGAAAATCATCTGAATAATAGTATTTATCGTTTAATTCCAAGTTGTGTGCTACTTTTTTCAATGCTTCGTTAATATAGTCCAGTGCTGCGTTTTCGATTAGCTCATACTCTTCATCATTTAATTCAAAGTCACCGTACTCTTCAATATTACAACCGTAATGTTCCTTTTTAATTTTAATATCGTCGGGATTAAAGCCTTGCGGCAATTTACTTCTATCAATTCGTTTACACACGTCATAAACGGCTTGTTCGGATAATTCTACGTTATTAGCATTTGCATGAGTAGGATATAATCCAAACTCCAAGTCACTGCAATCCAAGCCAAAGCAATCAACCAAGTCGGTTTCCATATCTTCTCTAGCAAAACTCCAAAAGTAATTTTCTGAATAACTGTCTTGCATTGTGCCAAGTTGTACCTTTGCGTTTTCCAAAGCGTTCTCCGTCAATTCTTCAAATTGATAAACCTGCACCTTTTTAGTTTCCATGATATTATTCCTCCAGTTATCTGTATTCTTCCTTACCAAGATAATTATTATCTTTGTCAAAGTGGTATACGCACCACTTTTCATACTTTGCCGAAATAAGAGTTACCCAAAAGTCTACATGATTACATTCTTCTAAAGGTCGCTCATTATCACTTAATTCTTCCATTAAACGGGCATTGAATATATCGCCGTCGCAACCTCTGTACACGATAAAGCCTTCTTCGTAAATTTCACAAGCAACAGCGTCAAGTTTATCCCACTCTTCGCATAATTCCGGATACTTTTCGTAAAATTCTTGATTTATCATGTTCTACACCTACTTTCTATTCTACTTCTTCCAAGTCGTACGGAATGCCTTCGTTGTCTACATATTCGCAAGTTTTACAATCGAAATATAATTCATCGATATATCTATCTACTTTATACAGATTTTCGTCTCCCATGCCATTACTTCTAATATAATGATTCGGGTCATGGTCAATATAAACTACTTCAAAATCTATCTCAGTATAACGGTATTCGGGACTATATTCTATTTTTTCAATCCCATAATATGCCCTATCACTTTCGTTATCCATATTCTTGAGTAATTCGATTTTAGGTATTTCATACGCTGCATTAAATTCCTCCATGAATTTTTTAGACGGGATAATATAGAAGTCATACCCGTATTCACTATTTAAATTTGTCAAGTATAGGCGGTTTCCTTCATGGAATGCGTAACCTTTTCCTGCATAGTAAACTTCACTTGATGATATTTGTTCAGTAACATGAAACTCTTTTTCTAAAAACTTTTCATTCATCATGGTATCATTCCCTTCTCTTGCCGCCTTGTGGCGGCAAGAATACTATAATGTTATCTTACTACAATTCTTATTTAACGTCAACCATTTTCACGTTACATTTTTTACAAAACCATGTTTCATTGTTGTTCCGCTTAAATTCGTGCACCAGTCCGCAAGACGGGCATTTGATTGTACGTGCCACTTTTCGTTCGTCAAGCGTAATGCCTAATTCGTGCGAATTGCTGCACCGTTCAATAGGCATACTTATTAGTTGTGAATACTTTTCGGCGTACCGTTTCCAGTCCGCTCCGTGTCCGTGTTTAACGTTTTTGAACGAGTGGATTAATTCGTGAATAATCGTATTGATAAACTTGTCCTCGTTCTGTATTAAGTTCTTGTGCAGGCGAATTCGTACATGCTTGCCTTTTTCATAAGTCGTGCAGTCTCCAAACTTGCATACGGACTTAAATTTTACAAATTCAACTTTATCCGGCAACTTGTCAAAATCACCATAATTATTGAGTAACTCTATACATTCATCAATGATTTTTGTTTCTGCATTATTAAATCCTTTGTAGGTAAATTCCTTGCAAGTCAATTTTTCCATGTTCCGCCGTCCCTTCTCTTACCGCCACAAGGCGGCAAGAATACCATATTATATTATTACGTAATCCACTTATCCTACAATTCCGTACCACTTCAAGTAATCCGCAAGCTGTTCTTGTGTCAAATTCCTAATGATATAATTAATCATAGTCGATTTTTTATTAATGTTGTGCCGTTTAAAATTACTGTCATAGTACCAGTATTGGTTTTTCTCTATCTGGTATATTCCACGTTTACAAACCTTCACACTTAAGTGAACTTGCCTAGTACCAAGATAGGCACGGGAATAGTATTCAATGTCACCAATCCATAAATTTTTCAGTTGCTGTTTTACCTTTTTCATATTCATATGTATGCCGCCCTTCTATTCATACTGTTCCGCAAGCTCGATGATGTAATCATCATCAACGTTTTCGACAAAGAAGTCGAATATATTTGAGTTTTTGAGTGATTGTAAGTTGCCACGCCCGTCGAACGTAAACCAATCATCAGACGGATTAAATTCGCCATACACAACTTTGCTAGCCAATTCCATAGGCGTAAAGCTTGCCACTATTTCGTCAAATTCACTCATATCATACGCCACAGAATCCATATAATTGTTGTATTCGCAATATTCATAATAAGCTTCGATTATTTCATCGTCAGATAAGTTGTCAATCAAGATATCCTTTGCTTGTTCAATATTCATAATAACACACCTTTCTTATATACAATGAGTTTCCGTAACTGTTCCGCTTTCGTCAAGCGTGTATTCCATGACGGAATAAAATACGTCACTGTCGATATAACGTTCGTCGTATTCCCTTAATTCCTCCGCCTTATCCAAAGTTGCAGCCTTGTCGGCGGAAAGAAACATAACCCACTCATGATGTTCCTCGTACATTCCTTGTTGTGCAATAATAGCGTACATTTTCATGGTATACACCTATCCCTCTATCCTACAATACTATTCAATTCTGCATTATCCAATTCTACAATGGTATCATAAGCCGCTGAATGGTCATCTTTAAAGATGTTCAGATATCTACTTGTGGTGTTGCTATAATACGCCTTATCGACGTATAGAGTACGGTTTTTAATTACGGCTATAACCGTACTGTAAGACTGGAATACGATATATCCGTTTCCGAATATTTCAAACTGATTGGCAACTTTGTTGCCTTTTTTACTTACCATGTTTTGCACTTGTACCATAAAATACCTTCCCTTCTCCGATTTTTATCGGATTTAACTTTTTTGTTTGGCGGGCTATTGCCGCCGTTTTCTTTATCTTAACAGATTTTTTATAATCTGTCAAGCACTTTTTTTGACTATCAAGAATTTTTTTTTTCGGCTTTTTTCTTGCCGTTCTTGATTGTCTTTATCTTACTACTTTTTTTAAACCTTGTCAAGCACTTTTTTAAAAAGTTTTTTCGGCGGTGTGTTCCGCTTGTCTTGACTTGTCTTAATCTTACGACTTTTTAACTCAGTTGTCAATGGTATACTTTTTCGGATTTAGTATACACTATTTACGGCTGCAAAACTATAGGTATCTAATATATATATAAAAAACATTATATATATACTACAGAAAAGTCAAAAGGACAAAAAAATAAAAAGTTGTAAACCTCCAGTATAGCATAATTTTATACCACTTGTCAATATAAAAATTTTGGTGTTCTGAATGGTATTACACCTAAAAAATAAAAAAGCCGTTAAAACGCAAAATAGGCACGTTTTTAGGCATTCTCAAAATAGGCAAGGCGGGGAAAAAGTCTAAATAATATTCCTTCTTTCTTATTCTTATATATGTAGTAATAATAAGTATTAAATAATAGTATGTATTCATAAACAAATAGTATCCATAAGTAATCATTTTCCACTTATAATCATTCTCCGTTATTAAGATAACCATACCAATACTCTACAAAGAACGCTTCTTAATTCATAACCATTATCCAGTAAAAACCTTTTTCAATCAATAACTAGTCTTTACAGATAACAATTACTAAAAAATAACGATTTTCCATAAAAAACTAAAATCCAGTAATAAAGCTTACAAACAAACAATAATTCTTAACCAATAACAATTCTCCACAAATAGCCATTTCTAGCCAATAATCACTATTTACAGATAATAATAATCCACAAATAACCATTACAAACTAACAATCATTCTCCATAAATAATGATAACAATTCTCAAAATCCAATGCAGGGACAGTAATGATAATGATACTCAAAATCAATATATAGTATGTAGGTCTGAAAAATCACGGGTTTAGACTTTTCTCAAATACAAGATATTGATTCTCATTCTCAAAATCGTTCCTGGACAAAAAAAAAGAAGGCTTACAGCCTTCTTTTTATTCCTCGCCGTCAACTATATAGGAAACATGATAGTTTTCTCTTATTTCGTAGTCTCTTATCAATCTCATTTTTATGCCTCCGTTTTCGCAAATTTTACTACATCCTGTACCATTTGCAGGATATCCCCGTTCACAAAAAGACTTTGTTTGTCTTTTTTTGTAGCATTTTCAAGGCTTACGGCGGTTATAACGCCGTCTGTATACTCTTTGTTCCATGCCCACACGGCACGGAATTTAATCGGGTTTCTTTTTAAGCCTCTAACTTCGCCGATAATAGGCATGTTTTGACCGTTAAACCATACTTTTTCAGGTTTAGCACTCATGCAAAAACCGCCTGAGCGTTCAGAACGAGCTGAACGATATCTGCAGTCTTGTTTCCAGTTAGTTTTGTTTACGTAATTTTCATTCGCCAATTCAAACATGATAAACCTCTTTTCTCCGCCTTTGTGGCGGTACACAAAATAATAAACTGGTGTACTTGCCTATATTAAATTTTCAAAGAACGGAACGGATAAGGCAATCCGCTTGGCGGTTGTTCGCCGTTCGCTTGCCCACATTATAACACACCTCCCAAATGCAGCCCACCGCCCGGGGGGTACCCCTTCGCTTTTGTCGGTACCTTCTCGCCCGGCGTGAAATAGGGAAGTTATCACACAAATGTAAGACTTAAATTTTAGTAAAAAATGAAAATGAAAAATATTTTTAGTAATTTTAAAAATAAAACTGTACCAAAATGGTAGAATTACATATGAATAGATAGTCATATGAAGAGGGTAGTTTAAAGTTACTACTTGAACCGTTGAACGTCTTTGACGTTCTAGGGGCTTCACAAATTGGGGTACTATAAATAAGTATAGATTGTTGTAAATTGTAAAAATAGGTACTCTCAATTCGTTTTAAAGAAGGAAAAGATGTTCTAGGTATAAACTGTTAGGGAAAGGGAGAAAGGAAGAAAAAATGGACTGGGAAGGGGTAAAAATGAAATTTTGAAGGAATTACTTCACACACTTTGGGGGTTTTCTACGAATATAATAGAAAAGTAATCTTGCACTAGGAGGTGTATATGGATAATAGGGAAGTATTACAGAAGATGTTTAATGACGCTAAGGAAGATTTGATGATTTTCCGGCGAGTGTTTTTACCTGTAGAACATGAAGTAAGAACTCCTTCTTTTCACGAAGAGTGGGGGAAGATACTATTACATGGTAAACACCATTATGCCATAGAGGGTTTCCGTAGTTCCGGTAAGACGGGGGTGGTCCTTAGAGCCTTTCCCTTTTATTGTTTGACTTTTCCTAGGAAAGAATGTAGGTATGTAGTATTTATTATGGCTAACCAAAGATTGGCTTCTAAGAGGTTGAAAGAAATAGAAGAGGAATGGCTGCATAATGAATTGTTATCTATGAACTTGGTTAGGGTGGTAGAACAGTCTGAAAAAGGGTTTGAAGTCATTGTTAAGAATGATGAAGGCGTGGAACAATGGGTACGATTTGAAGCCTATGGTAAAGGTTCTTCTGTCCGTGGCTTGAACGTACATGACCATAGACCGGATATTATATTAATTGATGACCCCCAAGATACGGAAGATAGTAAGTCTGATACGGTGCAGGCTAGTGACTGGGAATGGTTCTTATCTGACATTAAGTTCCTAGGTAAAGACTCTCGTATCTTTATGATTGGCAATAACCTTGGTGAAAAGTGTTTAATAGAACGGGTGATTGATAATCAGAAAGACTTAGGGTTCTTGGGAGTGCGTATGCCTATCCTTGATATGGAAGGCAATAGCGTATGGCAGGAAATGTTTCCTAAAGAAGAAATTGAAGCAGAAAGAGAAGCTTTTCGTCGTATAGGTAAACTGGATATATGGGAAAGGGAGAAGATGTGTATTGCTATTTCCCCCGAAACCCAGTTGTTCCGTAAAGAATACTTTAAATACTACAAGCCGGAAGAATTAGATATAAAGAATATGAATATCTTTACCACTGTAGACCTTGCCATTTCTGAAAAGGAAACTGCCGATTATACCGTAGTATGTACTATTGGTGTCAATGAAGAAGGTCACTGGTTTATTTTAGATATTAATTATGCCAGACAAGACCCTAGTAAGACGATGGACGCTATTTTCGACGCCGTTATCAGGTATCGTCCTATCTACGTAGGAATGGAAAAGGTAGCTTACCAAGCTGCCCTACAGCACTTTATTGAAAAAGAAATGCCGAAAAGAAACGTATGGTTTACTGTTAAAGACCTAGAAGCTAAAGAAAAGAAGGAAATGCGTATACAGGCGATACAACCTCGGTTTAAAGCCGGTACGATATGGTTTCCTATGGGAGCGTCTTTCTTAGGAGAACTGGAAGGGGAATTATTAGCCTTTCCCAAATCTCTGCATGATGACCTTATTGACGCTTTAGCTTATCAGGAACAGATTTCTTTCGTACCTGTAGCTGCTTATAATAAAATATCTGACTACGATATACCCGTAGCAGGGGCTATATAGGTGTCCCCCCTTAGGTGGAACATTAAAGTCTTGACTTTTTATGAAAAGTATGTTATTCTAATACTGGGAGTTGCGAAACCTTCATGTGATGGCGGTAACAACCCCACACAACTGAATATAGTTCAATTTGGCAGAACGCTACGTTTGGGGCGTAGAGGTTGTAGGTTCAAATCCTACTATTCAGACCATGGAGAATGTAAGGGAATACCTTATGTTCTCCTTTTTTAATACAAGAAAAGGAGGCAAGTATGCCAAACGAAGAATCAACTATTGTAGAAGAAACCATGTCAATAGGCGTGAACGCTAAACCCGGTTTGTTACCATTTATCTCCGGTGGCTTTGGCTTTCTTTTCAATATTAATAGAATTACTTCTATTATTCCTTATAAGGGTATGGTGGCAAAGAGATTGTATGCCAGTCGTCGTAAAAAGGGTATGACCCTCGATTGTACTAGAGGTAGAAAAATAGCCTCTCTCATCGTATTTGACACTGGAGAAATTGCTCTCTCTTCACTGTCACCTGTAACCTTAGCTAAATCTCAAATGTAAGGGGGTGAATACTTGAGTTTTACTAGAATGGAGGACCCTACTCCTCAAGATTTAAATGATTCTTTGGTAAGCGTTATCAAGGCAGATATTGCAGACGCTCAAAGTTATCATGATTCTGTTATTGACCCGGCGGTAAAACGTCGTTATGAAATTTACTATGCAGATAAAGATTACTACACGAAGAAATTTCCTCAGTTGTCCAAGTATTCGTCAATTGTTTCAACGGACGTTACAGACACTATTGAATGGGCTTTACCTTCTCTTATTAAAGTGTTTACAGGTGGCGATGAAGTAGTTACGGTACAAGGCGTTTCAGAAGAAGATGATAAGAACGCCGAAATCATGCAGAAGTTGCTGGTATACCAGTTGCAAAGACAGAACCGGTTCTTCCCCGTTTTGTACAACTGGATGAAAGACGCTCTGATTACTGGCATGGGTATCGTAAAATGCTACTGGGAACGTAAAGAGGACGTACAAGTCCTAGAGCAGACGATGAATTATCGTGCCTTACAGGATTTGCAGCAGCAAAAAGTGCAAATTCTTTCCGTGAGTGACCCTGACGAGTACGGTTTATTCGTAGTACAGTATTCTACACCCTACTACGTAAAGAACTCTCCGGTTATTGAGAACGTCCTTTCTTCCGAATTATTATATAGTTCCGACGCTAAAACGTTGGAAGACGCTAATTTTGTGGCACATAAAAAGAAAGTTACGTTATCTTACCTTAGAGAAAGACAACAGCAAGGGGTTTATGCTAACGTAGATAAAATAACGGTGAAAAACTCCGCTAATGCCAATATTTTTGGCAATGATGACCAAGTTGAGGACGTAATTGGGGATAAATACCAACGATTCACTCCCGAACAAGAAGAAGCAAGAACGGAAGTGTACCTCTATGAATGTTATACCAAACTGGACTGGAACGGTGACGGTATACTGGAGGACCTTATTGTTACCATTGTAGACGATACGGTGCTACGTGTAGAGCAAAACTATATGGGTAGACACCCATTCTTTGATATATCTCCTACTCGTGACCCTCATCGTATTTGGACTAAACGTTCTTACGCCGATTTGATTGGTGAGTTACAGGATTTAAAGGTAGCTTTAACACGGCAGATTGTACATAACATTGCTCTTACGAATGACCCTAAGATGATTCTGTCAGAGGACGCTATTAATATTGATGACTTCATCAAAGGGCGTGCTGTTATTCGTAAAAAAGCTAACCATTCCATGAGTGATGTGGCTATGTCCATGCCGGTTAATCAGTTATCTCCGTATTCCTATCAAATGTTGGAGTACATTGAAACTCAAAAGGAAAATAGAACTGGTATTACCCGTTATAACCAAGGGCTTGATTCAAGGTCGTTAAACAAAATGTGTGATATTAATCACATGATACCGTTGGCTAACGGTAAGTTTAAAAAACTGAAAGATGTTGTAGACGGTGATGTTTTGGTTGGACAAGACGGACAACCAACTACAGTTATTAAGGCACATGAAATACAACTACCAAAGAAGGCGTATTCCATTAAGTTTTCCAATGGCGAAACTATTCGTGCCGGTGGGGAACATTTATGGACGGTTAGACCACAGCAGGGAGTCCGTAAAACGGTAGATACAAATTATATATTTAATTATATGTCAAAATATAAACAGCCACTATATATTGACCGTGTTAATAAACCACTTTCCGGGGCGAACAAGGAATTACCATTAGACCCATATTTTTTAGGCTTGTGGCTTGGTGATGGTGGTAGTTGGCAAAACGTATTCTGCACCGAAGATGAAGAAATTCTTAATTATGTGAACGATTGGGCAATATCCCGTGGGGGGTATATAGAAAAAACAAAATATCAAAGTTCCGGCAAGGCTATCACATACCGTATCAAGGACACAGACTTAACTGACATTTGTGTTAAACTTGGGATTCGCAAGAACAAAATGTCAAACAGCGGTGTCAAACATATTCCAGAAGTTTATTTTGAAGCTAGTTATGAACAACGACTCGCCTTGTTACAAGGGTTGATGGACACTGATGGCTGTCATCACAGCGGTGGTTTTTGCTTCTTCACCCAAAAAGAAGGGCAACTTTGTGATGACATTGTTCGTCTAGTGCAATCTCTTGGTTGGAATGTTACAATTAAAGAAACTAATCCCGGCAAGTTTGCTAAACCTAATGTGAAATATTTTAATATTGGGATTTCTGCCCTAGACAACCCATTTAAGTTATCTCGTAAGGCAAAAAAATGGAGAAAGCAAACTCGCATGACGGATAAGGTTAGAATTCAATCTATTACTGAAATCGACCCCATTCCAATGCGTTGTTTAACTGTTGACGCAAGTGACGGACAGTTCTGTATTGAGTATACTTACACCGTGACACACAATACTGCGAGCGGGATACAAGCTATTTTGGGGCAGTCGACACAGCGTCTTGAACTGATTGCTAGAATGTTTGCAGAAACAGGAATTTACGAAATGTTGCGATTCCTAATTGGTTTAAACCAAAAATTCATCGACCAAGACACAGTTATTCGTCTTACGAATACGCAGCTTAGTATTAGTCCTGATGACCTTCAAGGAAACTTTGACTTAGTTGTTAATGCCGGTATTAGTATTGCTACTAAAGAAAGCACTCAGATGATGTTGCAGCAGATTCTGACCGCCTTAATGCAGACAAATGCTGCCGGTATGCAGGTGGTAACACCGGAAAATATTTATAATCTCTTTAAGAAATGGATTGAAGCCGCAGGATTTAAGAATTATGCGGATTATATTACAGACCCGTCCATTATTCAACAAAGAGCTATCTTAGAAACACAAATGAAACAACAGGTTTTGGCAACGTTACCGCCGGAAGTTATGCAAACGTACATGTCAACGGGCGTTATTCCTCCGGAATACTTATTGCAGTTGCCGCCTAGTATTCAAGCATTGTTTGGAGGGATAACAGATAGACAAAACGGATTTGCAGTACAAACAACAGCTCCTAACGGCTATGGACAAAGCGGAACAAGTCAAATTGGTTTATCCTCTGATACAGGAGTGGTTGGAGGATTATCAAGGGGGGATAATAGAGTACCTCAAAACGTGCCAAGAGAACAAGGTAATGGAGTTCCGCAATCAGTTGGTGGCCTCGGAGGCTTTTAACGACTGGTTAATGGCTAAAATCCAAGACGGAAAATTGGCAGAATACGAATTAAACGAGGGCGTAAGTCCTCTTGACTAAAGGAGTGATTTGCTAAAGTGGAAATAAACTGGAAAGACCCTAACGCTACGTGGAGTTATACTTCACCGTATGCTAAGTTAGGGCAGAATTTGGGGTTGCTCCAAGCACCGGCTGACGCAGCACCGCCTAAACAGGTGACTACGGGGGAAGAACAGAAGGCTAACCTTGATTCTAATCCTACAGTAGCCAAGGCACAGCAGCAGAGCAACGAGGACGCTCAAAAAGAACTTATGCGTGTAGCCGGATTTAGGGCTATGGGGATTGACCCTAATGACCCTTCGGGTCTTAGAGGAAAAACAGGAACGTTCCCTACTCCTTCTGAACTCAATTATGGGTTAGGGCAGGGAGTTCTCCCTCGTAATGCAGAAGCTATCGACGATTATTACGATGGCTTGCAGCAGGCTAGGGAAAAAGATGACGCTCATGTGTTATCTGATGGTTTTAATCAACGTATTTATAAGATTTTACATGGTGATAACGCTCCTATCCCTGAATTGGCTAGTTACCTCGCACAGACGGAAGCACAGAAACAGCAGACACGTGACCTTGGTGACGGGTCCAAGCTGATGAACCCTTCTGACGAAGGTATGAATCATGAATGGGATACGGAAAAACTGAAAAAGGCTTATGGATTCACTGATGATGAAGCTAACGCTTTTAAAAACCAACGTTTTAACTGGCGTGCTTACAATGCTTTAGTAAATGACGGCATTATTCGTCCTACAGAAGCGGCTCGCCAGTACCAAGCCTACTTAGATAATCAGTAAAAACATTAAAATTCACCAACCCGTAAGGGAGTGAAAGGAGAAAACATGGAAGAAAACAAATTGAACTTTGATTTACAGTTATTCGCAGAAGGTGACGCTCCGGCAGAACCTACTGCTGATAATACAGTCGGCGTGGAACAACTCTTAGCAGACTCCACAGAAACCGACACTACGCCTGAACAGGCGAATGATAACTATGATTGGAAAATTGATGAAAACGGTAACGTTACCTTTAGTGACAACATGTTTGCAGACCAGAATATGTACTCTCCTGATGGAGAACAAACAGAAAAGGTCGAAGGGCAGGAAGAAACTAAAGACGAACCGCAGGAACCCAATCCTGACTTACCGCCTAAGCCTGAATTTTACGACGTAGTTATCAACGGGGAACCGCAGAAGGTTACGTTGGAACAGTTGCGGCAGGGATATATGTTGCAGTCTGACTACACACGAAAGACTCAACAGTTAGCGGAAGAACGACGTGCTTTTGAAGCTGCTAAAGGACAATTTGCACAGCAAAACCCTCAAATGCAGCAACAGCAGCAGCCAGTTCAAGAAACCAAACCCAACCCTAAGGAATACTATGAACAACTCTCTAATTATGCCATCGGTCGTGTTAAACAAAATCTAGGAGAAGATTTTGATGAGTACAATCCGATACACCAAGCCGCTCTTGCAGACGAAATTGCGACTGTCAAGGCGGAAATGTATCAGAGAAATCAAGCACAACTCGGTATGCAGAGGGTTCAACAGAAGTATTCGCAAGACCCTAACTATAGGGAAATTGACAATTTAGCTACTCAGTTGTTGCAACAGTTGCCTTATAAGCAGGCTGTACAGATTCAAGAGGCGTTGAGAAATAACAACGCAGATATTATTGATGAATATATGGGTGCCGTCCGTGACCAGTATTACCGTAGTCGTGGCTATATCCCTGAAAGCGAAGCTAAAGCACAACAGCAACAGCAGCAAGCAGTTCAATCTACACCGAAGGTAGTTCCACAGAAAGTGGCTCCTCCGCATGTAGAGTCTACGAGTGCGGCAAATGACCGCCCTCAAAGTGAAGCAAAAATTGATTATTCAAAATTAGGTCGTTTGAGTATGGACCAGCAGGCAATGATTGCGTCCAAACTCTTAAACGTTTAGGAGGAATTTAGTTAAATGGCAACGTTAGATAAAGTAGTTCGTTCCGCAGAGGTAGTTGGCTCTGTACAGGATATTACGGATTTCGTCACCGCTCTTAACCCTGACGAAACTTTTTACTTGAACCGTTTCGGTAAAACAAGTGTTACTAACACAAAACACGAATGGCTCAACGATGGCTTGCGTCCGGCAATGGACAACGCAACGCTTGAAGCCGTTGAATTTGATGTACAGAAGGCTCGTCCTCGTACTCGTGGTTTGAACTACGTTCAACAGTTGATGGCAGGCTACTCCGTTTCGGATACGACTCAGGCTATTAAAAAGTACGGTGTTCGTGACGAAATGGCGTACCAGATGGTTAAAGCCGGCAAAGAATTTGCTCGTGACTTGGAATATGCCATCGTAAACCAGAAAGAAGCCAAGGCAGAAGATTCCACTCCGGCTCGTTTCGGTGGTATCGGCTACTTCTTGGAAGCTAGTATGCCGGTAGCGGCTATTGACGCAACGGGTAAATGCACCGTTACAGGTCACGGCTTGTTCAACGGTGACCCCGTTATCTTTGCGGCGGCTCCTACGGGTGGTGCTTTGGATAGCAACTACAAACCGAATACTCCGTACTATGTACATGTAGTTGATAATAACAACTTCACAGTACACTCTACGCCACAGGAAGCACAGGCAGGTGCAACGACTACGGTTATTAAACCTTCTGCTGCTGTTACAGCCGGTAAGATGGTTTGCAGTAATCAGAACTTGGTAGACGCTAACGCTGTATCCGGTGCTAACGCAGGTAAACTTACGTTCGACCTCTTGAACGACGCTATGCAGTTGGCATGGAAACGTGGCGGTAAGATTGACTCCATCGTTTGCTCGCCGAAAAACAAACGAGTTATCTCCGGCTTTACGCAGGGCGTACAGAAAACACGTGAACAGTCCAAGAAAGAATTGGTTGAAGTCATTGATGTACTGGAAACGGACTTTGGCCGTGTCGATGTAACACCTCACCGCATGTATGCCGATGATGTTGTGGACCTGATGGAATACCAGTATTGGAAATTGGGATACCTCATTCCGATTCATACGGAAAATCCTCCTCGTACTGGTACGTTCAATCAGAAGGTTATCACGGGTTCTGCTACGGTAGAATGTACGGCTCCGATTGCTTCTGCACGTATCAAAGGTATCAAGAAATAATAAAGAGAAGAGGGGCTTAACGCCCCTCTCTTTTTTTTTACTTAAAAGGTGGTGAATAGCTTGAATAAAGCCGATGTTGAAATTAATAAAAAGACGGGTGAGTTTAAGGTTACTCACAGCTGGGACGAAGCACAAGTCATCAAAGAATGTATGGAAATGCGTAATGACGGAACGACGGGCATGATTCACGGCGGCAAGGCTCGTAGGCTGGCTCGGATTCCTCGAATGTATTTCTATACAGACCCTTATTTGAAGAATTACATGGCAGCTAGGGGCAAAGATGAAAACGAAGCTAAGAAATCCTTAGACGCTTTCTTGTGGCGGCACCCTGAGTTTAGAACTTCTAATCCCGGAGGAAAGGCGGCTATGCAGTGATAAGAGTACAAGAAGTAGCTACAGCCATTCTATTTAACTTAGGGGAAATGTATTCACGAAAACACTCAGACCCAGAGTTGATAGAAAGCATTAATACCATTCTCCGCTACCTCAATGTAGCCTTAGTAAACCGTGACTCTAATTGGATTGTAAAAGAGAAAGAGATTACTCCCAAGAACGGGAAGGCAACTTTGCCCAGTGACTTTATTCGCACTAAGGACTATCTTGTAAAAGATGGAACGGAACAAAAGACGTATGATGGTAAGTATCGTATTGTAAGAAATACGTTATACATTGACGAGCCGGGGGTTATTGAATACTATTACACTATTGCCCCTGTAGCCACAATGGAAGATGAAATAGATTTACCAAGCATTTTTGCACAATTATTGATTCGTTTCGGTACGGGACTCATTAAGGGTGACTTGGGGAAAAACCAGTTAGACAGTATGCTTTCTCATGAACTTGATAATCTTTCTCAAAGTGACAATTATCCCGTTATCGAGCGACCTATGGAATTTTATGTGTAGGTGGTGCTTATGACTGTAAAAGAATTACTGGTAAGAGTTAGACAGCGATTGGGAGATATGCAAAAGCTAACGTTCTCCGATGAAGAGTTACTGTTTAACCTGAATAATGCAATGGACGAATTGTGCATTAGCATGTCCACCTCGTATGACCCTGAAATAATCAAAACGATTACTCTTACTACTAATGGGTTTACCATGCCGGAAGATTTTATTGCATGGCAAGGACAGTACGCCTTGAACTATCTCGAAAACGAAGATGGGAGCGTTCATGTATATCCGTTAGATAGCGAGTGGGACGGGAATAACGATGTACTTAGATACTTTGCTACTAAACCTCACTTCACAAGCATGAACGATAAGATACCGTTTAGAACTCAGGTCCATTGCAATAGATTGATTATGGAAACGATTTCATTAATTAAGGGAAAGGGCGGTGGAAACACTGACAGCCAAGGAACTGCTCAAACAGACGGCGGTGAAGGAGCGTCTTAGCGACAGTCTTGATAGTGGGTATACCACAGAAGAGATGATAGCTTATTTAAATGACGCTTTGGATTTTGTGTGGCATGTGCTGTTACGTAATGGGTACTATGAATGTATCGGTGATTTAACACTAACGCAAGAAGAAACTCCTCTGCCTGATGATTATTATAAATCTACAAACCAAGCCCCCGTGTACGTAAAGGGGAATAAACTTGTTTGTTATGGAACATTGCCTTATACTTATCGTTACTACAAAGAAATGCGTTTTGTAAAAACGGAAAACGATGAGTTACCCCTCACGAACGATGGACTGTTAGATATTGTGACACAGATACTTATTATCATGGCAATGTCTAATCATGGTTTTGATATGCAGATGGAGTCCGATTTTGTACAAGCCATTACTAACTTATTGTAGGTGATAACATGGCAAACGAAACGATTGATAAAAAGATAGAAAAAGCTAAAGATTTACCTTCTACGGTGCAGGGGAACGGGCAGAACTTCATTTACTTGTTAAAGAAATATTTAGAACAATTAACCAAGGAAGTAAACGATAAGTTTGTAGAAGTGTCTAAGTTTTACAACGCTATTATAGACGCTCCCACTGAAATAAAGGAGCAACTTAGGGATTTAAGAGTTAAGGAGCGACGGGTAGGTACTAAAATTTCATTAGAACTTACTTGGAACTCGAATAAAGTGAAGAACTATTCAGGGGCTAACATTTATGTATACGAAACGAAAATGCGTCCGGGGATTGATTGGAGTACCGTTGAACTTTCAAGAACTATCTCTACACCACTTCTTTCTAGTTATGTGCTAGAGAATGTGGCTGCCGGATTTGCCTATCGTATCGTGGTACAAGGTAAAAACTCGTTTGGTTCTGTATCTGAAAAAGACAAGGCTCCCACCTTAACCTATGAAGTTTCTAATGTAGACAATGTACCACTTTCACCCGTAGACTTCACTTGTTATATAACTAAGGACGGAGTGTTATGGAAGTGGCAACAGCCCGTAGGTGCAGATACCTATATTTCAGAATTACGTACCGACCAAAACCCTTCAAGTACGGTAGGATTATTGGAACTTACCCAGTTAGAACAATCTACAGTGGCTCCTCCTACTAGAGAAGGGGTTGCTTACCTTTACAATAAGGGGTATGGCAGTAGATACTCCGAACCCGTTAGTGTGTCATGGAGTAAACCGGTGCCGTTAAAACCTCAGAACTTTAGGGTTACTTCTATTTTCCAAGGGTTAAGAGTGGAGTACGCTAGAATACCGCAGGACTGTCAAGGTATTTGTATCTCTATCAATGGAGAACTTCATAGAACGGGAGATGAAGCGTACACTTATAATTGCTCTACCGGTACGTATAAAGTTAAGGTAGCTTACTATGATTCTTTTGGCGAAGGAACGTGGACAGATGAAGTTACAATCAGTACGGCTGAAAAAATTCCTCCAAACGCTGTACACATTACGAGTCAAACTGTTTTTGACAATGGTGTTATTGTTTCTAATTATATTGGGAACGAGGCTGTCGTAGGAACAAAGATAGCTGGAGGTGCTATTACTACAGACAAATTATCCGCTAACGCTGTTACAGCTAACAATATAGCTTCTAATGCTATTAGAACGGAACATATGCAAGCAGGAAGTATCAATGGAGATAGAATAAAGACAGGAACACTGAACGCAGATACGATTAAAGCCGGTACCATAACCTCACAGCAAATAGCTACGGGTGCTATTATAGGCTCAAGCATAGCCGCCGGCACTATTACTTCTGACAATATTAAAACGGGTAGCATAACAGGTGATAGAATTGCTGCCTATAGCATTAAAGCAAACAATTTACAAGTTGACGCTCTTTCCTCTATTACTGCTAAGATAGGAACGTTAAGAACGGCAGATACAGGGGCAAGAACAGAAATACATGATAACCTCATTGAAGTGTACGATAAAAACAATGTACTACGTGTGAGAATGGGGGTATGGGAGTGATAAATTTCTTGAAGAAGTTGTGGAAGAAAATTAAGAAAATTTTTAAACGAGGTGATGACGTGCCACAAGGATTACAAGTCTTTGATGAAAGGGGGAAGGTTGTAGTGGATATAACTGACCGCATTACAAAAATGACGGGAATGAAAGTGTTCTCTACTGTAGAGGATTATGAAGTTACTATTCCCGTTACGGGAAATGAAGTTTGTTGGGTTTCTGCTTGCCAGAATGGGTCTAGTACCTCTAACTTACCCAAAGACTGGATAAGAAATCCGTTTGATTTTGACTTAATTGGAAATACACTAAAAGCTACAGCTTCACCACAGCTAAAAGGTAAACATTGTACATATATTGTCTTTTGGGGGGTATGTTAATGAGATACTTAGAAGTAAAGAACAATGAGAATATTACCTCAATCAATGATACTGACACGTGCTTGTATCTGAAAAATAAAGTAAGGGTAACAACATATTTCACCTCCGGTGCTACTGGCTATCAGAATTATGGTGCCGCACTAGATTCAGGAAAGGCTTGTGCGTTAGCCTATGATGTGACCGCATTGAAGGCACCGTTTGATTGGTATGTAAATGTTAGTATTCCTATTCTCGATAGAAAAGAAGGGGAAGCGTACCTATACGTTATATCCTCAAAACAAGAGGTTATGATAACCAACCTATATGAAGAAAAAATAGGTGGTTTCGTGGTAACGGTTAGATTTGGTTGTCATAAAAATGACAATATACAGCAGATACTAGAAGGAATTACAATCTACGTATATTCAACTAAAATTCCTAATGATGGGAATGTTGGTATGCAGGTATTCGACCATGACAAAAATATTGTGTTTAATAGTAATAAATACTGCCTACGTATTATTGACGTAGTCAATAGAATATACCACTCCGGAGTAGAATATAAAAAGGAAGAATTTGCCGTGCCTAAACGCCAATACAACACTGAACTGATTGGGAGTACACTTGTTCATACCACAACCATGCATGGAAACACAAATGTTTTTCAGATTGTTCACATAGGAGAAAAAACCATAGAGGTTGTTCCGGAGAGATATAGAAAAGAAGGGTTCTCAAATAAGAGAACCAATTATCTTAATTTGTTTGTCTGCGATTTAAGTAATACGCAAGATTTTCCCGTAGATGTGAACGGACACATTTAAGGAGGTTATATGGCAAAACCAAAATTAAACACTGCCGTCAAAGACCTTACTATTAATCAGGGTGATGATTTTCGTTTTCAATTAAAAATAAAAAATCACGATAACACTCCCGTTAACATTACCGGTTATCAATACCAGTGTAAGGTAAGGAGAACGGCGGAAGATGACGAAGTTATTCTAGCCGCAGAAGTAGAGATTATAGACGCTACTGGAGGCATTGTAGAATTTCATTTCAAAGACGAGGATACTTCTCTAATAGATACTGACGGAGATACGTATGCTACGACGAGTACTTACACGTATGACGTATTGCAGAAAACTCCGGACGGAGAAGCTACTCGTTTATTAAATGGGGCTTTGTATGTAAGCCCCGGTATTTCTTGGCATTAGGAGGAGAGTATGGATACAATCGAAGTTATTTTGAAAGACCCTATCAAACTTGAATTGGGATTAGGGTTAAAGGGAAGTCAAGGTGTTAAGGGCGATAAAGGTGACGCAGGTCCTCAGGGTCCACAAGGTGTTCAGGGTCCTATAGGTCCCGTTGGTCCCCAAGGGCAACAAGGTATTCAAGGTCCCGTTGGTCCAAAAGGGGAACGTGGAGAACAAGGTCCTAATGGTAAACTTGGACCACAGGGGGTGAAAGGCGAAATTGGTCCTCGTGGGGAACAGGGTCCCAAGGGAGATGTTGGACCCCAAGGGGTACAGGGGTTATCTGCTTATCAAGTAGCTGTCAACAATGGTTATACTGGCAGTGAAAGTGAATGGGTAGCAAGTTTAGAAAGTGGCGGTAAAACACCCAACGCTTACTCCACTTTGTTCATGAAGGGCGTTATTCCTACTTCTGAAAAGGTAGACGATGTATTGAGTTCTATTATCAATGATATTTATGGTGATAGACACGCAGAACATTATACTCAATTATCCTTGGTAAGAGAACCTTCTGTAGGTGATACGACTATCGCCCTTTCCGGTAATCCTCATTATAAAGTAAAAAGTAATGAAGGGTATAGCTTCCAAGATATTGATGAAGAAGGAAATCTTGCTTTCGCTATTAACCCTCCTTATAACAATCGTGGTTTAGAATTTACTTATTGCTACCCTGACCGTACTGAGATTGGCGTTGAAGTTACCATTGAAGCTAAAATGGACGGTGAGTTAGTAGCCGAAAATGACAGCTTTGCTTTATATAAAAACGACGGTAATTATATTGCTGTTAAAAAAGATACGTTTGCAAGGCTTGAAAACTTGCCGGGGTTAGACGGTATAACAGGTGCTACATTAACAGTGAAAAACAAAGACTCGGAAATACTTAATCCTGACCAAGTGTTTGACGAAAGTGCAATAAGGACACTTGGACAACACTTTTCTTCTGTAGATTTATCTACCGTTAACATAGCCAACAATGGAAGAATCTCGAAACTAGTAGGGTTCAGTGAATTTAACTTGAAATATACAAGTCGTTCCCTCAATGGTGTTGTGAAAGAAGTGGTCATTAGACCTAACACGGAATACACCTTTGATTATGATACCGGTATATTATTACCAATGACAGATTTAGTTAAAACAAACGATAATGAGTTTACGTTGACTATAAACAAAAGAAGTAGACTCGAACTCTCCAGTCTTGATGAATACCGTATTTTGAATGGAGTAACGGGAGCCACACTTAACATTAATGGTAACGGTATGGCTGTTAAAATTAGAGAAAATGTAACAAACAGTATCTTCAACCACTTTAGTAATCTGATAATCAACGACCCACGTGCTGACTTTAGCGTTGATGTTAAACAAGGTGAAACTAGAGTAATAAATGTAAAGGGTAAAAAGTCTGACGGTAGTTATGCAACAAGTCGCTTGTATGACAATAGAATCGACCGTGGTACTGGCTCTTTTGATTATAGTAATGGTGCTTTCACTTTTGATAAATTATAATGGCTAAACAAGTTGGCAAGGCAAAAAGAATAAGCGAGTTTGCTGTCAAGAGTTTGGTCGGAGGAATGAATATTGCTACAGACCCTATGGACCTCAAAGAAAACGAAGCCAAGGTTATAGAGAACATGGAGTTTGACGCAGAAGGTAGTGAATTGAAAACTAGAAGAGGGGTGGGGAAACCCCTCTTCACCTTCTCCTCTGATATTTCTTATATTTGGTATGACTATGAATTAAACTTATACTTAGTATTCCTAAAAGATAAATCAGTCTACAGATACGAGCCGAACAAACAGCCCATCTTGCTTGGGAAGCTAAACGGTGACACAACTTCACAGCCTTGCGTGTGTCGATTTGGAACAAAAATCCTAATAGCTTCAAACAAAACCCTACAAATCTACGAATATAGTGGGAGTACCTTACAGACCAGTGAAAAATATCCTGTTTGTGATTATGTGACAGAACGTTTTTCAAGAGTCCTTGTTTCTCAAAGTTCTACGAATAACATTAAGTATTCCGCTATCGGTGACCCTACTAATTGGGAACAAGATAGTAATGACGCTTCTTCCGCTAAAGACTTGGACGTGGGTGATATTTCCGGAATTAAAGGTGTCTATCCTCTTTCCACTGACCTTGTCGTATTCAAAGACAACGGTAATGTATATCGTGTAGCAAACGAACCGGAGGATTGGAACGTTACCTTGGTGGGACAAAACTCTGACTTTATTAATAATGACGCTATGACAAATCTCGGTAAAGATGTATGCTACTTATCGAGAACGGGATTACGGTTGGTATCTGCTACGGAGATATATGGTAACTATACCAATGCAGAGATTGGTGAAAAATGTAATCCGGCGATAGCTAAAATGAATTATGCCCCTTGGGTTACTAAGTTAGATAGAACGGACCAGTTACTCATCAATCCTAACTCAGGTAGTGTTGTGTGGGTATATCACTACAGACTAGGAGCGTTCACCAAATGGATTTTCCCATCTAATGTAAACTCCGTAGCAGAAGGCAAGGAAATGGTACTCCTTGGTATGGATAATAAACTGTATTCGTTATCTACGGAAAATGATAACGATGAAGGTAAGGTTATCCACCAAAAGATTGTATCGAAAGAAAAGAAAGATATATTCATTCTCACCTTGTACCGCTCCGTGTTGGAATTAACGGCAGATAAAGCCGGAAGTGCTAAACTTACTTGTAACGGAGTGTCTTGGAATTGGGATTGGACAGCGGAAAAACAAAAAGAAGAATTTAAAACGCAGATACGAGATGATACGATTGTATTGACCTTTGAAACTGACAGTGTTATTACATGGCGATACTGGGACGCTATTCTTGTTCAGTCTTATGTAGCTATGACCTCAATTCCCTCTAGTGGTGGAGGGGGAAAAGGTTGGGGAAGTGGCAAAAAGAAGAAATGGGGACAAGGTAATTTTGTCGGCCCGTCATCGTCGGGAGGGGGAAGTCCTTACGGTTAATAACGAAACGATTGTAAGTAAAATTATAGAATATGAACGAAAGTTGGGAACGCCATTTTTTGAAGATTGGGATATTCACAGATACCCTTTATATATCATCATGGAAGATGGCTCTATTTCCACTTACGGCGTAGAAGGCAATTATATTATGATTGGTCCTACGTCCGGTAACTTTAAACCTTTTGAAAAGATTTATAAACACATAGCACGAATAACGGGGGCGAAAGGATTAAGAACCTATACTTCAAGAAACCCAAAAGCATATGCCCGTATGAGTGGGGCTAAACTCATTCATACAATTCCCTATGCTGACGGTAGTGTGAAGTACGAATTTGAATGGGAGGTAAATAATGGGCGGTCATAGTACAACCACAATGCAACAAAGACCTCTTAGTGAAGAAGAAAAAGCCTTATATGCTAGACAATTAGCGTACATGCAAGAGGTTTCTCCTTATATTACCCAGTTGCTTAACAAGGGTGGGGAACAGTTGAATATGGTTTATAACCCCGACTGGAAGGGTTTAATAGATACATATTCGACTAACATTAATGATATTATGAAACGTCAAGAAGGATTGCTGAATGGAGAAGTTCCACAGCAATTCCAAGACGCCAAGAAAACCTATTACGACAATTTGTACAAGAATACAATGGGTAAAGGTATGCAAGCTATGGCAAACAGTGGGGTTATCAATTCCTCACGGTTTAACACTGCCGCCAAGGATTGGCAGAACACGATGGCTAACCAAATGTCTAAAGACTACACCAACGACATTAACACGGTTGGCAATCTGTTAAATCAAAGAGAATCTTGGTTACAGAACGGGTTACAGGCAAATGCACAAGCCGGTGACGCTAGTGTTTCTAATGCCATGAAATACTTTAGTGGTGCCAGTGGCTTGCAAAACGGTAACACTCAGGCTCTCCAAGGTATTTCTCAAAACGAAAATGGACGTACTTATACGGTTACTAAACAGAAGCAAGGGTTAGGTAGTGTTCTTAGCGGTATCGCTTCTGTAGGTAGTTTATTTGTGTAGGGGGTATCTATGTATAACATAAACGTAAAAGATGATAACGACTGGGGATACGCATTAGGACAAATCCTTGGTAGAATCGGTGCTAAAATGTACGATAGCAACATGAATCGGCAGGCGTATAAAAACGACCAACAGGTATTGGCAGACGCAGGTACAGATGATTTACGTAGTAAATATAAAACAGCCGACAACGAATTAAGCAACTACGTAAAGGCAAATGACAAAATCACGAACGACTTCAAGGAACAAGCAGATAAATATAATGCGGCTACGTCTGACAGCGACAAAGCAGCTATTGCAGCTAAGTTAAATCAAATGGGGGCGGCTATTGATACTGCTTTTGACCCTAACAACAATCAGGCGTGGACACAGGCTCTTTCTTTGGCACAGCAAAACAAGGGGGCTAACCAGACGGACTTGGAACCTTATACTAAAAATCTTTCCGACCTTCGTGATAAAATGAACCTTTCGGAAGATTACGCTAATGCCATGAAGGGTACTAAGGTTTCTGACGGCACATTCCAACGCTACAAAGATTATATGAATAAGCCGGCTGTCGCTCCTCAACCTACGCAGAGTTTAGCACAACCACAGTACGACTTTTCTCAATTACAGTTTGGGCAGAACAACCAGTTACCTAGATATGTAAACTTGTTCGGACAGTAGGGGGTGATGAATATTGGCAAATCCGGCATTAGTTAAGGCGTTTCTGAACGCTATTGGTGATAAAGAATCCGGTGGTGATTATAACGCTTATAACGGTGATGGCAATGCCCGTGGTAAGTATCAGTTCCAACCGGCAACGTATGAATCCGCAGCACAAGCCGCAGGATTAGATGGTAGTGACTGGTCGCCTGAAAACCAAGAAAACGTAGCCTTTCATTACGCCAATGATGTATTAGACCAGAACAACGGCGATGTAAGGCGAGCCGCTTCTGTATGGTATAGTGGAGACCCTAACTTAGCGGACGATACTTCTTCCCAAGGTGAATATCCTATCATCAAGGCGTATGCAGATGATATAGCTAAACGTATTGCCGATGGTGGAACCGGTTTTGACTTTACAGCCAAGGACGCAAAGGGGAATCCATTCTTTAGTATGCGTGCTAACGTAAGAACATCTGATACTAAAGAACCATTAGACCAAGCGTCTATTGCTAGTATCTTGGGGAAAGCGGGACCTTCTAAGGCTGATGACCAGTATCAACGTTTTCTCTATGGTCCTCATTACGACCAAGAAGCTTTGCGTTATGGTAGTGACGTGGGGAAGAGAATGAAACCGTTCCTTGATAGTTTGCAAGCTACCTATAATGCTAAAAAGGACTCGGATATTGACGCAGCCAATGCCGCTATTAAAAAGCAACAAATCATGGGTATGTTAGGGTTAATTCGCAACTCTAACAATGTAGATAACAGACGTGCCTATGCAGACCTTGCTAAGAACTTATTGGGGGCTTCTCTTAATGACGGAGCAGACCAATTTGTAACCGGTGGACAACTCCTAGATAGTCAAATCAAAATGAACAATGATGAACGTAACTTTAACGAAAAGAAACGTGAATTTGATTCTACGATGGCAATGAAACAGAAAGAATTAGAATTGGCACAACAAAAAGCTGCTAACTCTGCTAGCGGTGGTGGCGGAGGTGGAAGTTCTCGTGGAGGTGGTTCCGGTATTGGGAATAGCGAATTAGAACTTATGAAGATGAGTGATAATTATGCAGCAAATCACCCCGGAGAATACAACCCGTATGAAAGAGCGGCAAACGCTGTTATGGATAAAATCAACTATACAACGGGTGTTACAGCACAATCTGACCCGTCTACTTACGAAGGTGGTATGTCACTGGCAACACAAATACTTGAAGCCAACGCTGCCTTAGCAGGCAAACCCGGTTGGCGTAGTGCTGACGAAATTATGCCTATGGTAGATGGTGTTTTGGCACAAAGCGGCAATTCCATAACCGACCATCAAAGACAAACAATGCTTGGTACATATTTCTAAACACAGAAAGGACAGGGGTAATATTTGAGTATTTATGATTTAATGGATAGAATGGGTGGGGGTAGAGATATTATTGCCCCTAACCCTTCTGATGATGAACAGCAGGGGTTTTTAAGTTCGTTCGGTAAT